TTTATCTCCTTCTTCTAGGTGCAGTAGCAACAATTAATTGACCAGCAATAATTGTTACAACTACAATATCTTCTGCTTTTTCACGTTCTGGAATAGACATATCAGCACCCATGCTAAGTAAGGCTTTACCTAACTCACATTTTTGCTCTTCTGTCAAACCTTCAATTGCTTCATCTGGATTAAAACAAGTGGCAACTGCATCTAATAATGCTGCTGGACTTTCTAATACAAGCAGTGCAGATGCTACCTCTGCTTGAATTACTACGGGGTTTCCGTTTGCATCTTCTCTTACCTCTACTGGAATTGTAGGAGGAAGATCACGATATTCAAGTCCCGCTGCTTCTATGTTGGCAGCAGTTACAGGTGCTCCTTCTGCTGATTCTATCAATACATCTGCAACTAAATCTTTTTCTACTAAAGTAAATTTACCATCTTCAGTTAAAGCCTCTGATAAATTAACAACTTCAGCAGTAGTTATTTCTCCATCTGCAGAAAGCATTTCTGTAATAAACTCTGCTTCTGCTTCTGTTAGTCCACCTTCTGATAATGTAGATGAAACTTCTGCAGCAATTTCTTCCGATACTTCTTCACCTTGAGCAATTGCTTCTAATACTTCTGCAACTTCTGATGCATCTAGACCACTATCTGAAACTAGATCACTAACTATATCCTGCACTTGTTCTACAGATAAGGTATCATTATCTTGTGCTATTTCTTCAAAAGAATCCTGATTTTCTTCAAGAATATTTTCTAGTTCATCGCTGGATGAAGAGTCATCAGATTCAGGTGTATCCGTTTCGGGAGATTCAGTTTCTTCAGAAGGGACTTCGTCAACAGGAACTTCTTCCACAGGGATTTCCTCTACAGGGATTTCCTCTACAGGAGTCTCTTCTGTATCTGTATTATCCTCTTCAGTTGGAATGGTCTCGTCTGGTTGAATTTGTTCGGGCAGATCAGGTGCAGTAATAAAAGATGGTTGAGATGGTGCTTGGATAATTTCTTCTGCGGGTATAGAAATAACAGTCTCAGTATATTGACTTACGGGACCTGACCAGTTAGCAACTCTAATAGTATAAGTAGCACCTTCTGTTAAACCAATTAATTCAATAGATTCTGGAGCGCCAGTTGTGTTATATGTTCCACCTTCATATGGATTTTCTGCATCTGGGTCATTTGTTATTACTTGATAGAACCAAGTGTTTGCTGTGTATCCTTCTGGTAACTCAGGCATAATTGTTACAGTCGTGCCCTCAATGACTGGTTCTGCAAGTATTGGAGCAGGAGTAGGAATATTAGTACTAATTGCCGTAATTAACTCTTGAGCATTTGTATTTAATTGTGTTTGTAAGTTTGTCTTACTAGATACCGCTGAGTTTACGGCATTAGTTAAAGATGTTGTATTAATAGCATTTATTGCTGATGTGTTTGTAGTATTTTGAGCAACTACTGGAGTAAGACTTGAGTTTAACTGTGCAATTGTAGCGTTTGCAGAATCTACTGCTGCTTGAATTGTTGAAGTATTTGGGTCTACATATGGAGTAAATGCTGCACCTTGACTTATTTGTCCGTTGAATCCTGACCCAGAATTTATATCCTCAATATTAGTTACATTCCCATTTGTAGTTTCTCTATAATTAAATCTTGCTCCATTAGGTATTGGTCCATTAGCACTAACAGTTGCCATCCAAGCACCATCATTGGGATTCACATCAGCATTAAATCTTACTTGAACCATTTGTGTTGAAGCATCCTGTTGTGGATAAGGGCGAAGGTCCCATGCAATATCTAAACTTGTTCCAGTAGTTGCATATGTAATTCCAGTTCCTGTGCTCCAGGTTGTCCAATCCCAGCCAGCAATAGATACGGATGGTGCACTTGGAGTAGAATAATAATTAGGACCTTCGTTGACACCAAATGTTATAGTTGCATTAGACCCAACATAAACGTTGTTATAAACAGTTCCACCCATTTGCATTCCAAACGGAAGATTCATTTGAACACCAGCATCATCTACACCAGCAAGGACATTGGTACTTGTTCCAATAGTGGCTTGCAAATTATTTACTGCTGTTTGTGCATTATCAATTGCAATGTTGGCTTGAGTTAGTTCGGTTTGTGCGGTGGCTTGTGCTGTTGTTGCTGTTGTTTTTGCTGCAACGGCTTCAGATATTTGTACCTGTGCAATTGATGTGTCAATATTATTTATGGAGGTTTGTGCTGTTGTAATTGTATTTTTAGCATCTTGAACTACTTGTGAACCTTGATCTACTGGTGTAACAGATAAATCTACAGAACTAATTGTGGCGGTTGCTGTATCTACTAAGGCTACGTTTGATTGTGCTATTGCTACTGTTGCTGTTACTGTATCTACTACTGCCTGAGCCTCTAACCTTTCAGCAACTGCCACTGCAATAGTAGCGGTAGCGGTATCCGTGGCTGCAATAGACTGTTGGACCTCTGTAGTGGCTGTTGCAATCGCAGTGTTGACTGCTTGTTGAGCAGGGCTAACAACAACCTGCTCTTGATTATCTGTAGCATGAGCACTATCTGGAGACATAATCCCAAAAATTGCTATACATAAACCTACCCCAAAGGCTAATACTAGTCTTCGTTTAAGGTTTTTCAATTAAGTGGTAGTCTCCTATGTTTAACTATATTAGCAATTATACCATTTTTTAAAATAAAAAAAAGGGCTAGCACTTGGCTAACCCTTTTAATTTAAGTAATTACTTAATCCAATTTACCTTTAACTTAGGGAACTTTGCGTTCCACTTTTTAGCCAAAGCATTGAACTTTGTTTTTAGATCTACAATAGCCTTCTTTAAAGTTTCGTTCTCTGCCTTTAAAGTTGCTGTTGCTGAATCTGATGCTACCTTATCGGCTGCACGTCCAGCACGTTCTGCTGCAAGTGCTGAGTTAGCAACTGCTAATTCTGCATTCTTTGCTGCAAGTTCTGCTGCAATATCACGTACTACAATTGTAGCGCTTACAGAACCGACTGGTGCTGCTAAGCCTGTTACGGCTGTTGCTACTGTTGCATATGCAACTACTGTTACTGAACCAGTAGCAGGCATTGTTACTGTCTGCTCTTTTGTTCCAAGAGTTGCTACTGCTGTGTCAGTTGTTAGCGCTGTTGCTAGTGCTGCTCCAGAACTTGAAACCAAAGTATTAATTGTGGCTCCACCCTTTGCATTACCAAACACGTCAAAACCAGATACCTTAAGTACCTGTGATGTACCTGCTGCTGCTGAGGCAGGAGCGGTTAGTGTAATTGAGTTCAGTGCACCTGCGGTACCTTGAACATAATAAACTGTTGTAGTTCCAGCACGAGTAATAGAGACTGATCCTACTGCTGTACTTTTAGTATATACATAAAAGTCTGCTGATGTTCCAGTTCCTGTTGCAATTGAAAGTGTTGAAGAACCGTTTGATGCGGTTACTGGTGCTGTTGATGTTGCTAGAGCAGGAACAATTGTTGCATTTACTGCAACTGCTGTTACTACTGTTCCAGTATCTACTGATGTCACAGCAATCTTTAATGCATCTGCTGCATCTACGCTGTTATCTGCTGGTACTGGTAGTGATACAGGAGTTGTTACTACTGTTCCACCCGTTGCTGCAGATCCCGCCACTGTTAATGTAACGGTACCCGCATTGGCATTTGCCGATGGGGATACAAGCATTGTGCTAGTCAGGGCTGCAGCGATGATTAGCGATACTTTTTTAAATGAATTCATTTTTCTCCTTGTTTGTTTGTATTATATGATATTTAATCTATCAAGAAAATCCCTAATATCTTTAGGCATTTCCTTGTTATCTAATTCTACCATAGACCTTTGCTTCTCTGCAAGTCGTGCAGAGGTAGACCAAGTATGAATCTCAATCTCATGGTTAGAATCTTTAGGTGTATGTGATATTGCTCCAAACACAGCGCCACATACAGCATCTGCTAGGTCCTTAGATTTTTTACGTGGATGATCAACTCTAGTATTTTTCATAATTTTGAGTTCTGACATTTCTTCCAGTAGTAGGGGAATCCTTGGCATTGCAACTCTTTCTTCATATACCATCATTGCTAAGTCTTCGTAATGTTTTTTAGCAACAGAAACAGTGTCAGTTTTTATACCTACTGCTTTTAGTTCTTGCTGTATATCAAATGACTGCCAACGGTCAAATGAAACAACCCCAATATTAAAACCTTGTCTGCGTAAGTTAATAATCCATTGTTTTACTTCTGATAAATTAACTGGGCCTTCTGATTTTGGTTCCCACCAAGCAACTGCATCAACAATAACCATTGGCGCTACCTGTTCATAATCTTTAATAACCTGAATGTTTACCCATTTATCTACGTGAGCAATTGCTACAGCACACTTATCATGTTTTTGTGCTAAATCGGCATGTATGTAATATATTTTTTCTGGATCAGGTTTAAATGATTCATCAAACCTTCTAAAACTATCAACTGGATTTCTAAATGTCATACATTTTTCTAACTTATCCTTTTGTTTAAAAAATGCATCTGATGCAAAGGTTGGTGTGCATGCAAAACGCATCATTGCATCACCAAGATCTGTGTAAAATGCTAACTTAAAATCATCTATTTTTCTAGTAGGGTTTACATCCCATGTTGTTTTTTTCAATGCTAAAACTTTTGGAACCTTATAGGAAAGAATTGTATCTTCGTCCCATGAAATTTCAAATTGATTGTCTGGATTATCATGTGGCAAATTTTCGTTCATAATAAAAAGATGTTTCTTTTCAATAGTTTCTTTTTCAGCAATAACTGCTTCATACCTTTGAGAAATAAAGTCACCTTGATAACGTGGGAATGAAAGCAACACTACTTTGCCCAAGTCTGGAAAACGAGAATCTACAGAGCCACGAAATGCTTTATATATATTTTCTGCAGTTTTACCTTGCTCATTACCAGTTCCAACCTCAGATGCAAAACCAGAAATTTCATCAAGGACTGCAAGCAACAAGTTCAAACCTTCATGTGATTCTCTCTCTGAATGTCCAGAGTAGACGGTAATTGATTTATCAAACTCAACACTATCAGCCTTTGCATTATACTTTCCTGCAAACCATGGTGATTTTTCTATCTTAGTTCTAAATCCTTTAAAGAATACGTTCTTTGCTTGTTGTGCGTTAATGGCTACGTTTATGATATCAATTGCATCCCCGCTTGGTTTTCCATAATATTTAGCAGGATCTTTAAGGCATAATAGTTTATAAACTATATATGCACAGGCTACAGTTGATACAAAATCTTTTCCAGATCCTTTTCCAAGTTGTAATATAATTTCATTTTTAGTATATTTATCAAAGTATTGAGAGCCAGCAACTGATCCAAAGATTTCTTGTAGTTCTTCTTTACGATAAACCTGACTCATTGCTTCTACAATTTCATACTGAATTAAGGATAACGGTGGTTGCCCAAGATAATCAGGAGATTCAACAAATGTCTTTGCGTCTACTGGAATCTCATCAAATTGATTTTCTTTTAAAACTTCTAAAAAATCATTAAACATCTTGGACAATTGTAATTACCTCTCCCTCTCTAGCAATCTGAGAAAGGCGTTTCATAATTAAGTCACGTATTTCTGGATGCTCTGATGCAACATCACGAAGTATGCCAATTAAAACTTCTTGCTTGCGTTCAATCTCAACCATTTCTTCTGCAAGTTCTTTATTTTCAAGCAAACCTGCTTTTTGTAACATTTCAATTCTAGACTTTTCAATGTCCATTACTAACTTAATTGCTTGAGTTTTTGCACTAAGATTATTAGTCATACTTGATTCATCAATTACCTCATAAGCCTTTGTAATAAGTTTAGTGTAGTGAGTATCAGCACCAGCAAGGGCTTCTTTAGCACGAGCACGAATTGCATCATTTGCAGATGCCATAACTTTCCACTCATTAATTAATGAAACAACACGAGTGCGTGGAATGTCTAATTCTTTAGAAATTTTTGTTGGATCTTGCCCTTTAAGATATTCTGTAACTACCTTGTTAACTTCATCAAGGTGCTCAATTAGTTCTGTTTCAGTTGACATTTTTTTCCTTTGCTATTTTTAATAAAACTAAATATCCTATTAAATCATCAATGTCATTATCTCCAGGGTAATCTGTGCCCTTCATTAAACGACTTAACTTGTCATCAATTCTAACTTTAAGTTGTTCTGCTGCATCTGATTTACTAAAAATTCTTACAGGATCAAGAGCCGAATCGCCATACGCTATATTTTTTTCTATAAGCATTTGTGCTATAGAGTGACATGTTTTCCAAATTGAATTGCCAGATGGCGCCCCAAGCGATTTAAGGTAAAGATCGTTACAGTTAAAATCTGTAACATCTAAGTAAACTGGTTTTAGTTTCATCTTTTAGATTTCCTTAATCCAAATTTTGCAAGGTATACATAGATTGTTTCTATGCTTGCCCCACACTCTTTAGCAATATCTTGTGGAGATTTTTTATCTATAAGATATCTCTTACGAAGCCAAATCTCGCTTGTATACAGTTTACCAGCCATAGGATTATTTGTCAACTCCAGCCTCATTTATATCATAGTTAAATCTATCAGAGTTTTCCATTATCCACTTATCTTGATTTTCCACATCATATTTTCTTTCATTAATTATTCTATCAATCAAATATTCTTTTTCTAGGGTAAACGAAGGCTCGTATACTCTGACCCTGTTATTGGGTTGAATTGCAAAGTTTCCATCATCTCTTTGAATTACATGACCACACTTGTGATCTGCAGGGCTTTCAGAATATCCATCATTTAACACATTGCTATCTGGGTTATGCCAGTCTAATGTAAATAAGTATGTGCCCTTATGCATTGTCTTTGTTCTGTCTATATAAGACATTCTTAAATTGGTTAGATTTTCAAATTGAGTTACAGCAATATGATGACTAAAAGAATTCCACAAAACTAAATTATGTAGATCAACTTCAGGAACTCCTGGCTCTGTACAAAAAGCAGAAATAGGAAGCCTCCACCAAAGCCCACCATCTGGCATCATAATATGAAATAGCGGACTCCTAGACTTTAAACTTGAAACACCAAAAACTACACACTCAAAATATTTGTCGTGACTATCTTTATGATTTCTTAAATAATTTCCTCTTACATAACAACTTATTGGTGGTATATTTGCATTTAGTTCTGGCATTATTCCTCAACTCTCATTGCTTTATTCCAGTTATTAATAGCCCAGTGGCCGATACCACAAGCATCAGCAACGTCATTATCGTTAATAACTTTATCATAGTTGATTTCAATTAGTTTTATCGTCCTTTCTTTTCTAATTTGCCTTTCATATGTTTTATACCAAGATTCTGACTTCCCTGGTGTTTTTGCTCTAATATTTATTTGTTCTTCTTTTGTTAATCTTTTGTTCCCTAAATAGTTTTGCCAAGTAATTGGTGCTACCGTTCCTATAATTTTTGTTCCAGTTAACCCTGCTGCACCAAGCAGTGCACCTTGAACTAATGCAAGATCTGCAGCAGTCTTAGGGCTATTCATAAATACTGTATGTTCAATTACAATTGCTTCAAATCCACCAAAATGTTCAAAGAATGCTTTTGTTTTAGCGCAAGCATCCATAACTTTTTCATAATTTGTTTTACCACTAAAATTAATTTTACCAATATTGCCTAAGACATTATCATTAAAAATAGCAAAAGCAAGACTGTTTGTGCTTGCATCAATTGCACAAATTGTTTTTGGATTATTGTTGTTCATAGCCAAAAAATCCTTTAATTTGTTTTAACATTTTGTCAACTTCTTTTTTACTTATATTGCAATTAGAACAAAATCCAGAATCATTATATATTGATAGTTGCTCTCCACAACCACCAATGCAAAGTCTTTTTTTACCTATTCTTTTTTGCCTACGAGTTATCTGATATCTTTCTCCTATTTTTATTTTGGTTGCCTGTTCTCTACAGATATCTCCACAATAAATCTGATAACTTACCTTTGGCTTAAATGGGGTCTCGCACCTTTCACATAACTTCACATTGATTAGTCCTGTTCATCCTTTAATAATACCAAAGGTTTAATCTTGATTGTGCCTTCTCCTGCTTCAGCACATGCTTTTTGAATTGGACATACCTTACAAATTTTTGAGTTTGAACGATAAGGAACTTGTGGTAATTCCCTACTCTCCCAATTTTTATAAACTATTTTCATCCAGTCAAAGGCTTGTTCTACCCAATTGCGATAATGATCGTTTACAACTACTGGTAAAGTAAGTAATTCGTGATTGTTTTTATTTTCATAAATCATTACACCCTTACGAATTTTCCAAACCTTCATATACATTAGCAATTGCATTAAGTGACCCATTTTAGGTTTTCTACTTATTTTTTTATATTCAAAATCATCGTTTCTTATTGTTTTAATTTCACCAACAAGTCTTTCACCTTTATAGTCAATCATAACATCGCCATAACCGTCAAAAGGTGGATCATCAATCTTAACTCTAAACTCCATTGCTGGATGAGTTTGTTTATTATACTTTCTTGGTATTGGATCAAACTCTAAATCTTCTGCAAGTAATCCAGATAATTCTATTGCTTCTTGAATTCTTCCATGTCCAAGACTTCCTTGTGTTCTATTTGCTACACCAGTTGCATCTGAGTTATCATAAAATATTTGACCATCAAAGGCTAGAAACCAATACCTTGGGCATTCCCCTGAGCCATAGGTTAAATTAGATGCAGAGAAGTTAGTTTTCTTAGTAAACTTTGGTTTTGTTTTAGTTAGGTAGCCAGCATTTATAGCAGTTCCCAAACCTTCAACAAGACTTTCATCTTCTTCACTATTTCTTTGTTTCTTTTTAGGTTTAATCATAATTTGTTCTAGTAAGTTTTTAGCCATTTTTATCCTTTGTTTATATTAATTATAGCAGGTTAGCGCATTATGTATTTAAGCGCTGATACCAAATCGTTTATTGCTTGTGCTGCTGTAAAGTATATATTTTTCTTTGCCCTGTCAGATTTGTCAACATTAGCCATCCAGGTAGCCTTAAAGGACATTTTTGCTGCAATAGCCTGTAGCCTTACAATTTCAAGACTAGCAGCCTGAAGTGGAATATCTGGCTTTATAATAATTTTTGCAATCATGGTTAGAGCAACAGTTAACTCTTCGTCTTGCATATAGTCTGCAATCTCTGTCAAACCATTTACCATGTCTAACGTTGTCTTTTGTGATCCTGCTTCACTCATTTATCTTTCTCCTCTGTTAATTGTTCTAACATATTCATTTCAATTATAGCAAGTCTTACCTTTGTATTTCCTTCACCAAGAATTACAATAATGGCTGGAGACTTATCTGTGCCCGCTTGAATAGAGTCAGTAACAGCCTTAGCCCATACATCTTTATTTAATGTAAAGGATTTGCTAGCCTCTTTAAAATCAACAACAAATTCACGCCATGTTGCATCACCCTTCTGTGTATTTCTACCAGAATTTTTATGCTGCTTAGCACCTATTCTTTTACTTTCGTTCTTTTCGCTCATAGTCCTTCTTTGTTGGAGGCAATAAACTAACTTTTGAAATGTGTTTTTTTGTACACATCCATGTTGCGTATCCAGTTTCTCGCCAATACCTTAAAGATGTTACAACTTCTTGACAAGTTTTACATGGCCACTTTCCAGGATATACGGTAAAATCTAAATTAGACATTAATTATTTTTGCCTTAATTTGTTCTTGTAAATCTAAATCTTCTCTGACACGATTTATAAAACCTTCTCTACCCTGAACCTTTGTGCCATCTGGAAGAAGATACCAAGCCCCTGTTCTTTCTACTAAGCCAATTGACTCAGCCGTATCAACAAGATCACCGATAGTGTCAAGACCAACATCATCTCCACGGAAATAGAAATCGTATTCCCCAGATTGGAATCCAGGAGACGTTTTAGAAAATTGTAACTCCCAACGAATCTTTCTACCAACCTTTTCTTCAATGAGTTTATCGCCAACCTTAATCTTACCTTTGATAGCCTGATTGTCAGACTCAGAGGAAAATAATTTAATAATGCAAGATGAATAGAACTTGGTAGCCTGCCCACCAGAAGGCTGCTGGCTAGTATACATAGCATTAATATTGTTACGACTCTGACTAATAAGAACCAAAAGAGTTGGCTTAACTTTATTATTTGCATAATTAAGCATTTTCCAAGCATTACTAAAGTCACGAGACTCTGCTCCAATTTGCTTTGTATTTTCCAAAGCCTTCATTTCATCTGAATCTTTTTCAAAGTATATGGCAGGAAGCATTGAAGTAATTGAATCAATTACAATTAAGTCAACACCAGCATTAATAAGACCAACGCCAACATCTACCATGTCACTAATAGTTCTTGCTTGTGAATAAATTAACTTTGTTGGGTCTACCCCAAGTTTTTTAGCCCAATCTTCTGAGTATGACATTTCAGAATCAATCCACGCACAAACCTTGCCTTCTGCTTGGGCTAGAGCAATCATTTGTAAACACATAGATGACTTAGCCGATGACTTACTTCCCCATACTAGGACTTGTCTACCGTATGGTAGTCCACCGCCTAGGGCACGGTTTAATCCAAAACTTGGTGTTGGCTGATACTCAAAACTAATACCTTCGCCAGTTCCAAGTCGTTTTCTAAGTCTTGGATCTAATTGAGATAACACATCTTCTACACTAACTGACATTCACATCCTCCATTATAACGGTTCCATCTTTGGTTTTACCAAAACTAAATTTATACGATTTTCCTTCTTCAATATGCATATATGCTTTTGGAAATGCAGTAGGAAACACTGTTACTGAATGCAAATCTCTTGAAGTATCGGCTAATGTTAAAGAAGCCATTTTTTTTCCAGCCTTTGTTATTCTTGATTTAAATGAAACAACAAACATTTCGTCTTCTTTATAAGGTAATTGTTTGTATCCTAAAAATTTAACAAGTGCATTTGATGATCCTTTTACTTCATCAATAGGAACTGCAGAAACAATCCTATTGTCATTAGCAAGAACCAAGTAAGTACGACCCGTCTCAATAGTTGTTGACTCTTCATCAAATATGCCAACACTCCCAGTTTTGTCCAGAATTTCAACTCGTGACCAACCCTTTCCTCGTTTAATTGCTTTAACCATACCCATTAAAATGTATGATCCTTTTTCTTCAAAATCTTCAATTGATTGAATAAATGCATAATAGTGCGAAGGAATAGAAATATTAAACTCTGGAAGATTTAAATACTCATAGAGATTTTCTTTAATATCTTCATCGTTACGTGGATTATCAGAAAACGTTGCAGCACCAGTTAACCTAAGTGCATTTAATGCTCTACTGTTTACGCCATTACCCTTTGTAAAGGTAAACTCTTCAAGTTGTTTATAACTATTAAAAGGTCTTGCATCAATATATTTTTGTGCAATATTATTTGAAATAAACTTAATTCCAGTTAATCCAAAACGAATACCCTTACCTTCAATTTTAAAGTCTAGGTCTGAATCATTAATATGAGGTAGTTTAATTGATATACCCATACGTTTTGCTTCAATTAAATATTCTGTTCTTCCATCTTTATCTTTTTCATTTTTAAGAAGGGCAAACATAAACTCAAGAGGGTAGTAATATTTTAACCACGCCGTCCAATACGAGAGAGTAGAGTAAGCAACTGCGTGACTCTTGTTAAACGAGTAACCCGCATGCTCTTCAAAGTCATGCCAAAGGTCCAAGGCTTTATTAGGAGATATGTACTTACTCGCCCCAGCAACAAACCTATCTTGAAATATATTGAATTCTTTTGCATCTTTTTTCTTTCCAATAATCTTACGAACCTTGTCTGCCTCTGCCATTGTCATTCCACCAAGATAAACACAAGCCTGCATAACCTGTTCCTGATATAGAATACACCCATATGTATCACTTGTAAATTCTTTCATAGTTTGATGAATATAGGAAACATTTTGTTTACCGTGTTTACGAGCAATATAATCTTTACCAATAGTATTCATAGCGCCTGGACGAACTAGTGCGTTAGATGCTGCTAACTCATTAAAATTCTTTACTCCCATTTTAACTAAAAGGTTTGTATATGGTGTTGCCTCACACTGAAAAACACCTTTTGTATAACCATCTGAAAGCATTTCGTAAACTTTTGAGTCCGCCATATCAATAGATAAAAGATCAATATCTTTATAATGATTTTCTTTAATCATATCAATACAGTCTTTTACTACACTTAAAGTTTTAAGTCCAAGTGCATCAATTTTAATAAGACCAATCTTTTCGGCCTCTCCCATATCAATACCAACAACTGGGATACGCTCATCAGATCCAGGTGAAGAGCGAGTTTCTAAAGGTGCATACCTAAAAATAGGATTTTTACTAGTGACAACTCCAGCAGCGTGAATTCCAGTTCCTCTAATTCGTCCACGTAATTGATCTCCATAGATTTCTACTTCTGGATATTTTTCTCTAAACCAAAGTGTATTTTTAGAACTACAAAATTCATCCCATGTGTCAACAAGTTTTAATACCTTATTTACATCTGTAAGTGGAATATCTAAAACTCGTGCAACATCTCGTACAACACCTTTATCTTTAAATTGAAGAAACGTTGCAATAGATGCTACGTGCCTATACTGTCTAACTAAATAATCTTTTACTTCATCACGACGAGTATCTTGAATGTCTGTATCAATGTCAGGAAAGTCATTACGTTCTGGATTAATAAAACGAAAGAATAAAAGTCCATGCTTTATTGGATCAACATCCGTAATACCAAGAAGATAACAAACCAAAGAACCAGCAGAAGATCCACGACCTGGACCTACCATAATGCCTTCTTTCTTTGCCCAAGCAATCATATTTTGAACTACTAAGAAATATGGTGCAAAGTTTTTATCACGAATAATTTCAAGTTCTTCCATTAAACGAACTTCATAAATGTCATTACCAAGCCAGTTAGGATTTAATCTTTTTTGTTCTAAAGAAGCAAATGCTAAGTTTGCCAACTCTTGGTCTGGATTTTTATATTGAACTGGAAGCAAATCAAGACCATCTTTAATATCATAGTCTTCTACTGTCTTTGCTAGCAATAGTGTGTTTGAGTATATATCTTCTCTGTCAATACCCTGTTTTTCCATTGCTGCTTTAATTTCTTCATAAGAAAGTAAGTGAATGTCAAATTTGTTAAATGTTATCTGACGATCTTCTCCATAAAGATAGTCAAGGCGTTCCATCATAGAATCAATTTTTTTAGATTTTGCATATGTGGTATCTTTTTGTACTTTAGCGTGAGTATTCATTAAAAGTTTAAACTCTTGAATATACTTTTGTGATTCATCAGCGTGATGACAATCTGGCGTAACTACAACCTTAATATTAAATTCATCGGCAAGATCAATAAGGTATTTATTTATTTCTGGTGTATTGTGTGGCATAACCTCAATGTAGTAGTCGCTACCAAAGTTATCTTTAAACCACCCAATGTGTTTTTTAGCAAGTGCAAATTCCTGCTCTTCTAATGCCTTAACGATAACGCTGCTAGGACAAGCAGATGTTACGATTATTCCTTCTTTATATTTTTGAAGAATTTCAAAATCAAACCTTGGCTTTTTAAAAAATCCATCTGTCCATGCTATTTCACTAATCTTGTTAAGATTTTCTAAACCTTTTTGGTTCTTGGCTAGAAGGATAATATGATTATAAACAAGATCTTGTTGACCTGTTCTTTCAGACTTATCTCTTTTATCTGATATGTCTGCACACATATATCCTTCTAGACCAAGTATTGGCTTAATACCCTTTTCTTTTGCAGAACGGTAAAACTCTCTGTGACCAGAAAGTGAACCGTGATCTGTAATTGCAAGAGCGTTCATACCCAACTTGCTAGCACGGTCTACATACTCTTGTGGAGTTGCTATGCCGTCAAATAGGGAGTAGTGAGTATGAACATGTAAGCCTGCGTAGTTCATATTACCAATCTGTGTTGGTTGATGAAGTTACGGATGGAGTGTCAAACCCCAAATAGAATGCTTCTTGTTCAGCATAAGGAATTTTCTTTAATGCTAACTCAAGAGCATATGGCTTTTGTGTTGTCCAGTCAAAAGGCTCTTTGTCTGGTGCAGATGGAATAAGTGTGTAACTTGTTTCAGTTCCCTGACCATTACGCTTCACTTTCCATGTAAGATTTGAAATACTGCCCGTTTCCAGTGCGTATTCACGAATAGTATTAAATGCAGATTGCTTGCTTACGCCCATTGACCAAATAGCCACATATGGCTCTTCAATTCCATCATCTACAAGTACGTTGCAATAAAAACGAAGACGTGCTCTCCAGCCAGCCTTTGGATCCTTGCGATGCATTTCTTCAGCCCAGTCACGGCCTTCTGATTCCATGGTATCTACAGCCTTGCGCTTGTAGTCTTTTGGATTTGTGTGTTCTTTAACAACAAGTGCTAAACCACGTTCTGCGTTATAATTTGCAGAGTCTTCGTCAAGTTCTTCAACGAATCTAATTTTTGCGGATTGTCCATCGGCAAGTTTTAACCATCTTACCTTTGGAGAGTTTTCATCATACTTTGGCTTGTCAACTAGGGCATTAATGTTTTTTAGTCCCTTTACAATAGTCATATTATTTTTTCTCCTTTGTGTTTTATCTATCTTAACATACTGGTGATAGAATTGTCAAACTGAAACTCCAGTTTTTTAATTGCATCATCATCCATGTCGCCTATATCTTTATATTTTTTATCTATATACACAGAAGTAACAACAGGTCCAAGTCTTTGAATTAACTTATCTCTCATTATTATTCCTGCATCATCGTTGTCTGCAATTAAAACAATACTATTAAAGTACTTCTCTAATAGTTTTATCTGTGCTGCAGAAACATTAGCACCCAGCGTGGCAACCGCAGGGAATCCTACCTGATCTAACCTAATTGCATCAAAAGAAGACTCTACTACATATACAATACCTGAACTTTTTATTCTATGTAAATTAAATAATGTTTTACCTTTTGGCAAACCAGGTGTATTTTTAAATTCCTTACCCTCAACTGTTCTAGCAACAAATCCAATACACATGCCGTCTGGAGAATGTACTGGAATTGTAACTGAATCTTGTTTTTCTGAATATCCAAGATTAAATTTTATTACTGAGTCTTTTGTTATTTTTCTACCTTCATAATATCTAATTGCTCTTGGAGATTCAAGTGCCTGATTATTTAATCTTTTAATTAATAGTTCATCATATTGAACAAACTCTGGCTTACTCAATAATGCTTTGTTTACTGATGTTTCAATGCTTGTTTCTTGCTCTTTACTTTTAATATATCTTATTGCCTCAAAGTATGTTCTATTAGATATATGCATTACAAACTCAATAAGAGTCTTTGTGGTTTGACATCCAAAGCAAAAAAACAATCCGTGTTCTTTTGATACTTCGCCAGCAGGAGTTCTATTGTTATTGTGGTATGGACAAAATATAATATAGTCTGTTCCATATTCAGCCTCAATGTCAATACCCGCACCAGTTAAGACACGAAGAACCTGCTCTGCTGTATAAGAATCTTTAACCATTCTTATCCTCATAATCTTTGTAACGATAGTATCCTCTATCAAAATCTACCTGAACTAAAAAGTCTCCCATGAAACCATTTCTATTTTTTCTAAATACGCACTCAATAATATCACTATTAGCAGCACGACCTAAAGCCATTACCCAGTCAGCATCATAAGCAATTTGTCTTGACCAAGCAGTTTGTCCTAAAGTTGGCGGGGTAGAAAGATCCTTAACGTCATCTGGAGTAGCAGATGAAATAGCAATGATTGGAACCTCTTCACTAATACACATTAGTTTAAGTTCTCGTGAAAGGTTTTTCATACGTACCGTCTCGCTGTCAGCCTTTTGATTTGGTGACATTAATTGTAAATAATCAACAACAACAAAGTCTGGTTTGTATTGATCAATTTTTCCACGTATAACTGAAGGAGTTAGATCTCCACCGTTGTCATTAGAAATAATGTGAAACTCTGGTTTGCCTTCTAGTTTATCTGCATGCCACTTTTTAAGCATATCAATTTCTACTTCGCCATTGCTAAGTTTACGATGAGACCATAGGCCTTCACCCATAATTGCAAATACACGGTTACGAACTTCTGTCTCAGACATTTCAAGACTTATGATGAGTGGGCTACGACCCTGTTTCCAAGCCTGTACAGCGAAGTACAGGGCTAACCAAGACTTTCCAATACCTGGATATGCAAGAAACACTCCTAGTTGTCCTGGCATGATTCCAGAAGGCAAGTAATTATCAAACCCTGGCAAACCTGTTTTAATTCCAATATGACCTAGGCTTTGCATTTGCTTTACATTTTCAAAGTATGCAATTGCTGACTCAAGATCTGTTACTTCAATATCTCTTATTGCAGCAGTATTCTTTTTTAGTTCTGATGTTTTTGTAATGATATGTTCAAGAGCCTTTGATCCGTTACCGCCTTGAACTTCAGATGCTGCGTTACGCAAGATATCCTTAAGGCTATCATTTAAATATTCAGTTTGTAATTCTTCAAGGTGATGCTTTGTTGCACCAACACCTTCTACTGGTACAAAGTCTCTAAATTTTTCTACAACTAAAGATACTGGTGGAACTGATTGATTATTTTCTGAGTATAGTCTAATAAAATCCCACACGTCATTGTGAGTTCTTAAAAGATTATCAACATTTGCTTGCAACAATACGTGGACTTGTTTATCATTCAATACTGCAGTTATTAATTTTGCTTCTGTATTATTCACTAATCCACCTCCTTGCTAATTTTCTTCGTTCTTCTCGTTCTTTAATATCTTGCTCTACTTCTATTTTACCATTAAGAATTTTCTCTGCATTATATGCAAAATAATTCCAAGTAGGATTTTCTGCTATTTTAAAATAATAATCTAATAAATCATAGCATTGAGAAATACCGTAGGACTCAACAAGAGCATCAGATGCCCATTGCTCAACATTAAGATTCATATTACTTTTGGCTTCATATCTTTGTAGATGTAACTTATTGTATCTACTTAGCAAAGCCATACGGTCTTTGCGTTCAGCCATTAGTTACTACTGTCAGCCTCTGTTTCGGCTTCTTTGACTTTTTCTGTTAATTTGTCTTCAACAAATTTATAAATTCTTTCAAAAGCCTGCTCTGTGTTTTCATCATTACGCTTAGAGTCAACTACTCCAAAATCAAACCTTAATGACTGAAAATTGCCCAGATTAAGTGTATACCCAAGTGCTACTGATACTTTTGTGCTTTCGTTTTCCATTACCCCACCGTTTCTATTATTAAATGTTCTCTGCCCAAACAGGAATAAATCTTCCATCTTCTGTCTTCGTATATGTAAGTATACCGTCCCCCATTCGCCGTGTCAACTCTTGGCTTGTAGGAGTCATATTATTTGTTATAAGTCCATCTTTTCTTGGTTGTCCTATATGTATAGTAGCCAGTATAGCACGTATGTCCCTTACCGTGCTTTCTGAATAATAAGATCTTATTCTAAACCCACGCTCTCCATTTAATTTTGCTCCAACTGGTGGTGGAATAACTCCAGTTTTAATTAATTTGGGCATATACTTTCTATGACGATTAATTAATTTAGCAGTCTCTACAACTGTGTATGCACGTTCTCTGTTTTTTCTAAAATCAGATCGTAAACAAGTTTCAATTCTATCTTTAGTAATATTATAAACAGAAACCATTCCAGTAGACCTTGAACTATGATGTAATCTTACCAAGTCCCCATTAACAAACCATATTTTTTTATTACCTTCTATTACAGTCTCGTTATTGTATTTTTGGCTCTCAATGTTTCCTTTGCTAGTAGCCATCTACCTTCTTCGCTTTCTTTTGGAGGATGAAAAAATTTTCTCAATCCGCATCCTATGCAATATGTCTCTATGTGTTGAATGCTAGTGTATTGTCTATCAACAAAGACTTTTCCATTACATTTTTTACAAACAATCACTAAATTTTATCCTCAATTTGGGATACCAATAATAATTAAATGTACAGATAAAGATAAATCTCCTGAAGTGCCAAACCTTACAACACCTTCAACCCTTGTCTCCGTAACATTTTTTAAAATAATATTTACATTCTGTCCTGCTGGAGTTTGACCAGTGTTAACTGGTGTTGCTGAAACAATTGGTGGATACTTAAAATCTTTAAAGTCATAAGTAAAAGTTTTTTCATTTCCTGCTGAAACTGTTGAGTTATTTGCCACTTCAACTAAACCACCAACAATTCTTGCATTAGATGTTTTTACATCTTTCTTGCCTGCGCTTGCTGTATCAATAACAGTATTATTTGTTAGTTTAGAAGCGACCTGTGTAGATAGATCATTTACCGCTTCAACTAACTGATATAAATATGTAACATCAAGAGGTTGCCCTCTTTCTGGTAGTGGTACTTTAGCCATTTATTCCTCCTATTTTATTATACCAAAGAAACTAAGCCAGAGTTGTATATTTGCAAATTGGCATTTAGTGTTTTTTCAGATGATTCAACTTGAACAATTACACGTACATTTGTAGTACCAGTTTTAATAAATTGATACGAGTGGATTGGCGTTGTTCCGTGATAGGTTGCTGTAACACCATCAAATCCAACAAAAATATCATATTTTGGTCTATTTATTTCATCTCCCCAAACGGCACTAATAATTGATGATGAGACCTGTACTGCTCCAGTAACGGTGGTAATTGAGTCATCCAATACAAGATTTATTGGAGACCATTGAGACGTTCTATTCTTATCTTCGGAAATAATCCTATATCTAAAAACATATCCAATTTTATTATGGTCTAATGGTGGCAAAGATGCCTTTTTTATTATAACCTTTTTAATTCCTTGATCTGGCATTATGAGATTATTCCCCCAGAAACATCTACCGAAAATCTAAATTCAATGTAATTGCTAGTATTTGGATTTTTAATTACTGTTGATGCATCTGACGTTTGTATTACTGAATACCCAGTTAATCCATAAAGTGGATTTACTGTAGCAATATTTTCTAATCTTAAAGCATCTAGGGCTACGTAATAGTTTTCAGACGGATTAACTCCATCAAGAACACATGCATACACCTTAACTACAGAAGCAGCATTCCAATCAAACCCAGATGTTCTATATAATTGTTGAAGTTGTTTTGTTACAACAAAATATCTTTGTGTAGCAAAATCGTATTGTCCTCCACTACTATCGTCAGCAACCTCTGCTTCAAGTCTTGCAAACTCTGTTCCGCTTGTATTTTCAAATGAAACTAAAACTCTGGCTCTTTCTGGTTGAGTGCCTACAGCATATGTTCCATCTTTGTTTACTATTGAAAATGCTAGTCTTAATTCGTCTGTCGGAGAATTTTTTGTAAAATCAACGGTTGTCCCGCTTAATTTAATGTAGTTTGATCCTGCTCCTATTGTAAAAGTATCTTGTGTTGGACCACTGTCGGATTCAATGTCAAGATCAGCCTCATTGCCTTTTATTAAAATAACGTTATTTAAAAATCTTGCTCTTTCATATCTTTCAACTCTTGGTGATTTAAAAAATGTTGAATTATCTGCATTGGTTTGAAAAACAGAATTTGCTACTGAAATAACATTATCATTTAAAGGAGCGTCAAGTGCTCCTAAAAATGTGCTAATACCTCCTACTGCACTAGCAGTATGATATTGCCAATTCTCTGTTTGTGAAAATGCAAATATTGTTTTACTGTCATAGGCTCCAGCAGATGGATTAGATCCTGCTGAATAAATTCCAATTTCAGATATTTCATATCTTTCTTCTGTGGGTAACTCTGCGGTAAATACAATTTTATCAACACCATTTTCATTAACAAAACCTCTAGAGGAAATTGGAACACGAAACATTTCAAAGTCTAGATTTGTTTTTGTTGAATAATCTCCCATTGAATCACCGATATCTAGCGGAGTTGCTCCACAGCCAACAGCAATATAAGATGCATATGCTGGTGCTTGGCCAAGTAAATATTTGCCAATAATTGTTTTACCAGTGTTTGTTATCATGATGTATAGTCTCCAAGGTTTATCTCATATATTGTACCACTTAACGTAATTTGAGTCTCAACCTGTTCATCATTGTTTAAATTAACTAACTCAATAATTAGATCTCCACTTGCCTCATCAATATAGATATTTTTTCCATTTTCCCCATTTCCTTCATTAGGAATTTTGTCTTCTAGTTTTATAGAAAATCCAGCAAAATATTTATCTGCAGTTTGTTGAAGACTAATAATATTATTTGGATTATACCTTTGTTGTATGCTAGATAAATTTTTAACTGGTTGATAAGATATTTTTTGTCCATTAATAATATCAGACCTTGAAATGCTTATTAGTTCTAGTGCACCAACATTTTCAAATATTAAATCAAACACTTCATCTATATCTATGGCTTCTTCATCAAATAAAACTATATCTGGAGTTGCAGTTTTTATTGCTAATGTTGTAGGTGGTAAATTTAAGTTATTTACTGATGGAGAAGGCGGTGTTGCAGTTACATTAACTGATGGGGCTGGAACTGTATTTACTGTTTTTACTAAATTGACAACATCTCCTTGAGGCGAACTAACAACCTCTGGTGCCTTTGCCTTTGTTGTATTTGTTAAACCAAAGGCTATGTTGTCTGGTGTTGTAATTTTAGGTGTTGGACTTGCTGTTGGTGTTGGAGTTGGTGTTGGCGTTGGACTTGTTAACCCAAACGCTGTGTTATCTGGTGTTGTAATTTTAGGTGCTGTAGGTTTAGATGCTGGTTTCTTAAAAATGTTTTCTAAATATGCTCCCATTTTATACCTCCACCAAATACACAGTCATATCAGGACCGTTTATTTTTCTTGTGTACTCAATATTATATACTATAAATCTAGAATTTTCTGAAGTTACTAAATCTAAGTTATTTGAATCTTTATAATTAATTTTTACAATGTCTCCTAATTGAATAGTCGGATTGGCAAATATCTTTAATCCAATTGATTTTTTAGGTATCATAACTTTATCAATAAACCATCCCATCAATTCTTCAGCGTCATCCTGGGTTTGAATGTATGGGGTTTCTATTGTAAAATCGTTGTTTCCATAAATCATTCTGCTTGTTTTTATGTTGTCAAATTTTTCTTTTTTTACAAGAGTAGAGGTAATTTGAGAAGAATTGCTTATTTGAATGTCGGATAAGTTGCTTCGTTTTTTAAAATATTCGTCTACTGTTAATTCATGAGTGGTGTCTTGTGTAAAAGTAATTCCCTGAATTTTTAAATAATTTCCACTTGTTTCATCAAGATTAAGAAATGCATCTGTAGAATTAAATATTAAAAATTCAGCCCCATAAGAATCCGCATAGAATCCAGAAAGGGTATATCCTTTATTTTTATTAACAGTTGGAGATATTTGAGAATAAAGCGCTGGATATGCACGATCATACTTAATGTCAAAATATGCACATTCTCTCATTATTGATCCAAATTCATCAAAATACATGTTATATTTTGGTGGTTGTTGAGCGCTGATGCCTGACAAATAAGTTGATTGTATAACTCCACTCATGGCATATTTTCTAAGGGATTCACTAACATTTATTTCTTTATCTCCAAAAACTGAAGACAAAGTTTCTCCAACAGTAAACACACTATTTTGAGAATAATTTTGTGATAATGCATAAATATTTTCAAACATTAGTTTTGAAGATCCACGAATGAAAAGAGCAATATTATTATATATTGGCAGTGGGTCTGGATCATCTACAGTTTTAATTAGTTGATTATTAATATATAAATAGAATCTTCTTATTTTACCTATATCTTCATACTCTACTGCTAAATCATAGACCGTTACATCTTGCTCTCCAGTAATCCTAGATTGTTCAATAAATGCTCCACTATCAACAAGAATTTTTGAAAGACCTCCCCAAAGTTTAATTGGAACTGCATTTGTGTTTGATGCATCTTTTTTAATTTTATAAAAAACAATATTGTCAACAGATATGCTTGATTTATTATCTTTATCTAATTTTAAGTATGACTCTATATTATTTTCTGTTAGTGCAACTATTTCAAAATAATATCCGTTGTTTGTTTCTGGATTAAGAAGAACTGCTAATCCGCCAGAAGCACCACCAATAGTTGAATTCTGATTTGGAGCAATACCAGAAACTTGATAATAAGGTATGCTTCCACTAGGAGTTTGACTACGATTTTCATTATTTTCAATTTTTCCAACAATGCGAACCCTTGTTCCAAAATGTTTATAACTATTATTAAGTTGTTTGTATACATAAGAAACTAAGTTTAGTGGGTTTTCCAATACTGTAAAGGATGGCCCATTCATAATTAATGCTGATGACTGTGTTGTTCCAGAATTAGTTGACAAAGTTTTATTTACAGATGTTTCAGTTCCGTAACTTGAAGACATAAAATCTTTAACTGTTCCGTTTCTTGAAGTTTGTCTGGCTTTTGTGTTGTTAACTCCTGCTGCTCCAGTTGTAGTTGATGGAAAAACAATGTCTTCCAACAGACTTGTTGTAAATAAAGTTTTTGTTTGCATTTCGCAACCTCTTACATAATCATTATTGGACCAATAAGGGTCTATTCCTGCGATATGCGATGTAATTGCAGTTCCAAATTGTGCACGACCATGTTCATAAACTACACCATTTTGCAACCTTGTAATTCCATCAATTGTTTCATAAAATGGTACAGTGTGTATTCTTACAAGGCCAGTTGGATAAATTTTTGCGTTAAATGGTATTGATGAAAAATATTTTTGATACTCTTGATTATTTTTAATCCAAACATTGCTACTGCCTTGCCTATGAGAAGACCTCCATAGTTGAATTTCTTCTCCTTTTTGAGCCTCAGTAATTTCCCCATTTGCAACTCTTTTATCTAAATCACTTATAAAGGTGATTGGCGCTAGCCTTCCAGGTAAAACAATTTCTGGTAAAGACTCTGACAACGATCCATCAGACTGTATTGGATACCAAACTGCAAGAGTGACGCTATATTGCACAGCATCATATTTAATAATTTCACCGTTAGAATAAAAATATCCCTGATTTCTTGTTAACCAATAAACATTTTCTCCTAAATCTATAACATTGTTTATTACTGTATGATTTACAACTGTTGGAGCAAGTGCTGGCAAGTCTGAGTTAATTGGCATTGCGCTTAAACCATATTTGCTTTGTTTTGATACAACTTCATTTATTGTTTTAGTTTGGTCAGTACCTGAAACCTCCCATAAAAGTGATGGAGTATATATCCAAGTTTTATCTTTATCAAGCACATTTGCCTGACTAAGAGAGCCGTAAGATCTCCTAATATATCTAGTTGTATAGTTAATCTTTCCATTATTATATACTTTTTTATCTTGTGATGCAATTGAAATAATATTTGGCAATGTTCCAGATGTTTTATTTTCAATAATTCCGTCAACAACCTGATTGTTTGATCCAGACAAAATGGTATTAAAAGCCCTGTCATTTTCTGATGGAAGCATGTAATTTTTGCTCATTACAATAAAATTATTATATTCATCAAAAAACATAGCGCTCTGAGTGGACACTGCTAATTGATTTAAAACTTCTGCTACCGTTTGATCTGGAGCAATAAAAAAATATGGGATTATGGGGTCTGTTTCGTTGGCTGTTCTATAAAAAGAATAATTACTAAATCCTATATAATCAAGAAGTAAACTAATTGCAAAACTAAGAGATGCTTCTGTAACTAACATTCTAGGTGCTGGCATAGATTCTAAAAAGAAATAAAAATCTCTTAATGTTATTTCTAAAGTACCAGCGGTTACATCTGCCTGTGGAATTCCATCTGAATATAAAGTTTTAATTGGGACCCAATAGTCAAATCCTTCTACATTTAATATTTTTTCATAAAAATTAAATTTAATATTTTTACGAATATACTTACTTACTATACTGTTTAAATTATTATCATTAAACGCTTGATCATCATCAAATAAGGATACGCTGCCAGTTGAGGCTAATAATTGTCCTACTGGCAAAGAGGAGTTTCCCAAATCTGAAAGAATTTTTTTAACACTATAATCTATTACTTTGTCTGATATATTAACAACTAGCCTTGGAGACATCTCAATTAAATCAAATGTAGAATCAAATTTATTCATTTTTTCTACAACAATTCTTAATCCACGAATATTTTCAAATTCTCTGTAAACAGTTTGTCCATTTGTTGTTTCTTGAAATGATGATGGACTTGTTAGATCTGTAACAAATGTTGTTTTATTATCAATTTGTTCGCTTCCCAATACCCAACCATAAACTGGAGAAAATGTATTATAAGTATTAGTAGTGCCATTCCATACGTGATACGTTCCAACATTACCTTCATTTGGAATGACTAAATATGCGTATCCATTTACTGATTCATTTGGCAATAAAGTAGAAGAAGAAAGTGTTTCTGCAAATACAAAACTATCTTTAAAATTATCTGGAATATTTTTTAATGCATATTGTAATTCAACATATCCATCGTGAGAAATAATTTGAGAGCCGTCCTCACGTAAATCATTTTCGTTAAATACATAAGCATCAATCCAGTTATTCTCATTAAGATATTGAATTTTCCATCTTGATGGAGTTGTCTTGTTATCATTTCCAAAAAATGGATCTGCAAAAGTTTTAGATATATCAGTAAAATCTCCTAAATCTATATCTCCAACATTAGTTTGCATTTTTATAACAATTCGGTTTGCTGGTACATTTTCTTTATAAACCACAAAAGGTGCAACGTCATCTATGTAGTAATTGCCATTAACTATGTTTTTAGCAATACCTCTTTCAATACCATCTTCAGTTCTAAAAGATGTCCAATATTTAAACTGATCATATCGTGATGCCATATAATATCTTGGACGTCTTGCAAAATCATTTCCAGAATTTGATAAATATTTTCCTTTAAATGCTGTTGCTTTATTTATCCCAGATCTTGGTCTAAAAGGTTTTACGCAATCTTCTAATGAATATAAAAGTTTATTTTTTTCTTTTATAGAAGTAAATATTTGAGGCGTTCCATTATTTTCAAACCCTCCATCAATAACAACATCTGCATCTGTTGCTCCAGTGTAAAATAATCCAGCATCTGCGCTATCAAATGTATTTGGTAGTGTTAAGAATTGAGAGTTTTGTTCTTGAGATCTGTATCTATAATTGCCAAGTTTAAATATATTGTCTGGCATGTTCATGTTCCACTCAGCCAAGACTAATGACTCTGTTTGTATTGTTGCAGATGTTTCAAAGTGATTTTTTAATTCAGTACTTTCAAACATTTAAACTTCTTCCAAGGTTACCGATATGTTCCAAAGGTCATGATTTGTTGCCCCACGCTTTACTACGGAATAGTTAAAGTCTGCAAAATAAACTTCAATAACTTGATTATATTTATTTAAATTATTAAACTGTGTTCCACCAGAAAAATTGCTATATTTGTCATAAGCAAGGTACATAAAAAATGGACCTTGATGTGTTTCATACCAATCAAGAATTTCAACCCCACCTGCACCACCATCTGCTGTGTATTCTGCTGTAGATCCTTCACTTGGTGATACTCCTGTTGTTGAGTTAAAATTAGGTAATCCTGAATACCCCCGTGAAGGCAGCATGTTCCAAGAAACAGACATACTTAATTTATCTGCAATATGAAAAGAACGCATCCTGCCATTAATTGTTCTTTGGCGTTGTTCAATTCTTTGGTTATTAAACTGCATTTCACCTCTGTTGTGATCAGATAAAATAATAAACTGATCTAGTAGGTTTGGATCTGTTTCTGCTGTAGCAGCCCCCACCTCTACTCCAGTAGGCACGTATAGGCCATTAGAGAGGGTTCCAGCATTGTTTGACCATAATATACCCTGTGGTCTTGTATACCTTTTTCTACCCGCTAAATAGGCACTAGTAGCCATTAGATTCTTTGCCCCCTAACTCTTTGTGAGTCAACATTTTTAATTTCTTTCATTACTGCCCTAGCAACATCATTTGCATTTAAATTATTTCCATTAATATTAAATCCCAAACTATAATTATACACTGCTGTAGAGTTATCATTCATTGATGTAGAAATATTATTAACTGGAACTTGTGCACTACTGCCATTTCCAATCATTGAAGGATACTTAGATTCATTTAGCATTGAAAGCATTGGCCCAAACCTTTGGGTTGCTTTTTTATTCATTACAAATTCTCCAGGAGTTAGCATTGCTGGGACGGTATCAGAACCAATCCTTCCACCACGAGCCATGTATTTAGGAACAATACCACCCAGACTTCTGTTAATTGATTTACCTGCTCCTGTATCCCAAGGAGTAGTTATCTTTACTCCGCCAGCGCCTGTAGTTGTAAAAAACCCCGTAGGCTTTGTATTTGCTTCATTATTACCTGTTGACCCAGGAATATTTGTTTTATTTTGCATAGCAAGCGTAGCCTTAAGGGCTCTTTCAAGTTCGTTTGCTAAGTTTTTAGCACTTGTAGCCGATGCTGCAATTGCTGCAGCGTTAGCATCTAATGGTCCTTTGCTTAGTTCAAGAAGTGTTTTTGTTTTATCAATCTCTGATCTAGTTGTACCAGCATAAGTTGCAGAATCTTTTTCTTTTTCAACTTTAGTGTTAAGAACTTTAAGTTCACGATTTGTTGCTTCAATTTTGTTTTCAATTGTTTGTTTTTGTTCTTGGAGAGTTAATAGTTTTTCTCTTTCAATTGTGCTAATGTCTAGTTGAAGTTGTTTGTTTTGTTTTTCAATAGCATTTCTTCCTAATGCTGCTATTTGATTATCACGATTAGAAGTTAAAGCATCCTTTTGTCTAGAAAATGCGTTTTGTGCTTGCTGTGCTTTTGCTTCTTGTACAAGTTGTGCAGCAGCAGAAATATCTCCACGAGTTAAAGCATCTGCAATAGAAAGTCTTTGTTTTTGAGTGTTAGCAATATCTTGATTAATTGTTTCAATTTTTTCTAATGCTGATATTTGTTTTTCATATTTTTCATTAATTGCATCTTCTTGTAAAGATATTTGTTCAAGGACAAAGTTATTTGCATCAATTATTTTTTGAATTGGTTTAATTCTATTATTATTAATTTTATCAATTTCATCGTTAACATTTTGTAAAAGTCCTTCTTGATTTTCTATTTCATCATTAAATGCTTTAATTTCAGGAGCAGTGCGTAAATCAATAAGGTATTCATTAAGTGCTATAATTTTTTGTAAATTGTCTAAACGTGCAATTTCTTTATCTCTTGGGTCAGCAACAGTATCTTGATTTTCTTGATTTACTTTTATATATTTTTGTGTAAGATTGATAAATTCTTTTAATGCTTTATTTCTTTTTGTTGTATTTTTTATTGCATTAATATCAAGAATTTCTTTAACTATTTCAGCATCGTTTGTTAACTCTATAGCAGTTTTAAAATCAATCTGTTTTCCAATCAAAGTTGTGAAGGCTTTGGTTTGATCTTTAAGTGCTTTAATTTTTGCTGCTAATCCTTTTAGTTCTGCTTTGCCAGTTTGAGTTGCAGCGGCAGTGATTTTATTTTGATTATTTATATCTTTTTCTGTTTGTTCAAGCATTTTTCTTATTTTGGCTCTTGCTGATTCTTGCTCATAGACGCTACCATTTATTGTAGTTAACACTAGTTCTTCTGCAACTGCAACTCCAAGAAGTGCAGCCCGAACTAGCAGCAACCTTGTTTCATAATCTTTTACTCCAGCAGTTGCTTTGGCATATTCTGGATTTATAGAAATTAAAGTTTCTTTTAATAATAAATTTGCGTATGCAGTATCTTCTGTTGGCTTAAGAATTTTTAAAATTGTGTCTGTGTATTCAGAACCGCTCATCGCTCCTGCTTTAAATTGTCCACTAACTCCAGCAAGGACATTGCTTAACTCTTGAGATCCTAACTTTAATTGTTTTTGTTGTTCATTGGTCAACTTAATTATTTCTGGACCATAACTTGTTACTCCGCCTCTAACAGAAAGTATTTCTCTTGTTTTTTCAATTCCTTTTTCAAATTCTGCATTAAAGTTTTTTGTAATATCTTGTGCTAAGGCTATTGCTCCTACTCTTCCTTCTTCTTTTGATAAATCCAACTGTCCAAATTTTAGAATAAGTTTAGATTTGTCAGCCTCTTCTAATAACGCTTTTATAATTATATCTACTTGTGCTTTTGCAAAACCCTGTCCACGCAAATCTAATGCTAATGTTTGCAGTGCTAATAAGGCTTCTTCATTTGTTGCCTTAGATAAAGCACTAATATCTTTTTCAAAGTCTTTTTGAAAACTTTCTGTTTTCTTTAATGCTTGAATTTGTGATCGTTCATTTGGTTTTGCTTGTATACTAGAAAGAACGGCATCAGTTCCAGCCCTTGCTGTAGGAGTAACTCCAAAAAATTCTCCAAGTGTTTCAAGTTTTGTTTTTGTAGTTGTTATTGCATTGGCTAAACCTTCAATAGCCATTCGTTCTTTTTCTCTTGCGCTATTAGAAAGTTTTATTGCTATTATTCCAGCAGTTAAAGCGATAGACGCAAGTCCAAAAGCACCTTTAAATTTAGAAATAATTGAAACTATTTTGTTTCCAGTTAATAGTTGAATGATAGAAGATAAAGCAAAAAGTGGTCCAGTTATTTGAAACAGTATTTCAGAGAATTTTCCTAGATTTCCGCCAGCCATTGAAGCCACACCTGATAGGGCAGATAGTGCAAAAGTACCAGACATAAAGCCTTTATTTAGTCTATCCATTCTCTGATTCATTACTGACATACGTTTTTGTTGTTGTATTGATAGGAGTGTTTCTCTGTTCATTCTTGCTTTTGCAGTAACATCTGCTAAAGAAACACCTGGGCTTGGCGCATTTGCAGCAACTAATCCTGGTTGCCCTGGCCCTCTAAACGGAATAGGTCCAACTCCACCTTTAACTCCACCTGTTGCAGCCTTGCCTAACTGAGATCCTATTAAAGCAACATCGTCCTGTCTACTCTTCATTCCCTCTTCAAGACCACGACCAATATCTTCACCAGTCTTTCTAGTTTTTCTAGATGGGGATGCTGTTCCTGCTGCTGTTGCAGTTGCATTAACCGCTGCTGCTCCTACCTTAGACCCAACCTTTGCTGCCTCTATAGTAAATTCTTTTGTAAATGCATTTAAATCTGTTCTTAATCCCGCTAACCTTCTTTTTGTTTCATCAGAAAACTTATTATAAATAATTGCTGCTTCTTGTGTTGTTTTTCCAAGACCTTGTGCCATATCTTTTGTAATTGTAAATCTTGCATTTTTTTCATAAGGAAGGCTAGAACTGCCAGCCATTTGTTGCATACCACCAAAATATTTTCCACTTTTTCTAGATTTTATGTATGGATCTTTTCCAACAGCAATTCGTGAGTCATTTCTTGGATCTGTTACCACAGAAACTTTACGCATTTTGGTTTGAGCATCTTTTACTCTTTTATCAGTTTCAGCAACTTTATTATAAGCATCACTAACTAATTTATCTAAATCTTCAGCAGTAACTTCTGTAATGTCTCCAAGTTTGTCAAAACCAATTTTAATTTCTTCTGTTATTTTTTTATTAATTACCTTAAACTCTTCAACAGAGGTTCCTGCATTTGTTAATTGTCTTTGAAGTTCAATATCTCTAAACTCACCTCTTTCAACAAGATCTCTTTTTGCTAAACTGGTTAACGCTTTCTTACCACTTCCTTGTTTTCCAACTGCTCTGTTTAATTCAGTTGATGTTCCAATAACTTCATTAGTAAATGCCGTAAATCTTTTTTGCATTCCATCGTCAAAAGAATTAACCATCTGTAAAATTGCATTCTGAACAGATTGAGTTGCTTCTTTACTTATTTCAATAAGTTGTGCTCCTGTTGCTTCATTGCTTCCACCAAAGTGTGCAGCAGCAAAACCTCCAGGTACATCCACTGCTGTTCCTATTGTTCTTCCAACAATTCCAGTTCGTTTAAATCCAGGTATATTTCCAGAAATTAATCCATCAATTATTCCAGGATACTTTTTGACTGTTTTTGCAGAAATGATTGCTTCTCCATTAGATGCCATTACTGGAATTGAGTCAGAGGTTGGTCCTCCAGGACCTGAGATCATTCCTCCTTGTGCAAACTTTTTAGCAATTCTTCCTGGCATCATCATTCCAGGATTATTCATTGAGAAGTTTCTTGCTGCTCCTGCTGCTGAGTTATATGCTGCTATAAGTTTATTTATTTGAGTTACTTCAGCAGTAAATGTTTGTGTTAAATTTGCATGTGTTTGATTAAGAGAGTGGGCTGCTGCTGCAGCATCTAGTTGCTCCATGGTCATATACTGTGTTTGCTCTGCTAGCATTTGTGATTGACCAGTTAATCTTTGATACCCGCCACGAAGTGTTAAGAACAATTTAATAATGTTTGCTACACCATTTGCAAGCAAACCAAACGTCATAAGCAATACTGGACCAATGGCTCCAATGCCGATTGTTAGTAAAGTAATAAGTCTTTTGGTTCCAGATGAAAGGTTAGCAAATTTTTCTAATATATTTCCAACAAATTCTACAATTGGTGTTGCTGCTTCTAAAAATGCTTGACCGACTGGAACAAGGGCAACCTTAAGATCTTCAACTGACTTTTTAAATTTATTCATTGAAGATTCTGCAGTCATACCTAATTCTTTTTCAGACAAAGATGCAAGATCTTCAACAGAAGAATTTGCTAAATCAAGAACACGAGCAGCCTGATTTCCATCTTTGGCTACGTTAGCAAATAATGTTGACAAACGAGCAAACTGAAACTTACCAAACATTTGTTCAATTGCTCTAGCACGATTAAGTGGATCTAGTTGGTTGAGTGCTGTTGCAAACTCTAATACTGTTGCTTTAAGATTTCCCTTATTTTTTTCAACAATAGCATCTGCATTAATTCCAAAACTAGCAAGCATTGCACTTGCTTTTGTTGTTGGATTAATTAATGCTGCAAGGCCAGACTTAAGTGCGTTTGCACCTTCGGATGCATTGATGCCACCCTCTTTCATAGCAGCCATAAAGAATGTTAAATCTTTTACATCTCCGCCTAGTTGCTGAATAACTGGCGCTACCTTTGGAATTGCAGTAGTAATATCATCAAGAGATACAACTGTTTGGTTTTCTACTGCGTTAAGAAAATCAATTGATTCTGCAAGTTTTTCGGATGACATACCAAAAGCATTTTGCAATGAAATGGTTGTTTCAAGAGCCTTTTGACTATCAACTTGACCAAGAATAGAAAGACGTGTTGCTTCTGTTGTTTGACGTTGTAAATCTAAACCTTGAAAACCTGCTGCTGCTGCTTCTGCTGCTAAACCAACGGTAGTAGATACTGCTACTCCATACTTTGTAAACTGTTTTCCAAGTTCTGTAATGTTATCTAGCGCTGCCTGTGTTTCTTCTTGTGGAGTAAATAAATCTCCATAAACTTTTTTAAATCTAATTGCTTGCGCTTCCATATCCATAAATGCTTTTGCTGCTGCTGTTCCTACAGCCATAAGTGGAAGCGTAAAACCAACCATTAATTGACGTCCAGCCCATTGTGTATTCTTACCAAAGTTTAATAGATTGGTAGATCCTTGTTTCATTAACTGATTAAATAATGCTTGTTTTTGTGCTGCTATTGCTGTTTTTGTGCCATAGTCTTGCATGTTAAGGCTAGTAGGTCTAATAGCAATTGCTTCCATTACCCCGTTAACATTGCGACCCATTTTAATGTATTGGGTTTGTAATGTTTTTACACGTTCTTCTGATACCTTACCAATTGTGTCAAACTCTGATTTAAATAGTCTGCCAAATGTTTTTGTAGATGCTCCCGCATAGCGGAAGTATTCCCGCATTGAAAATTTATTTTTTTCTAATGAATTGGTAAATGATTCTGCAGATGTTTTGACTGTACGCATTTCAGCAGAGAATGCGCCAATAGAATTTATGCTATTTAAAAGATTCTTTTGTAATCCCCGTTGTGCAAGGGCTGCTGCTTCACTTGATCTAGATATTGAGGTGTGAAACTGAGATATTTGACGCTGTAATGCTTTTAACTGTGTTAATGCATTAGAGGAATCAATATTAATACCAATATTAGCATTAACATCAGCCATTTAGTCTCACACCTCTTTTAAATTATTCAGCCATAGTTACGCCAAGAACGTCTGAAACTTCAGCAAGTTTAATACCTGATGCTGCTTCTACGATCTTGTAAACTGTTGGGAGATCAATATTCTCCTCTAGTTTTTTTACGTCTTCAGAGAGTTCTGGCTTGTATTGTTTCATTGCAATCTGCACACACTCCATAAGAATGTCCATAGACTTGCCATTATCTTCCGCCACTGCTCCCACACCCTCAAACTTCTTCATAAACGGACGAAGTAGAGAAATTTTTAGAGGACGTACTGTAACCTTTGTGCCATCAATTAATGTAAGAGTAGTTTCCTCATACGTAGTTGTTGCCATTATTTCCTCCTATAGGTTATGTTAATTATAGCATGTTGAAACTTATTTTTTATTATTTTATTTTGTTAAATCTTCGTAATCAAGGCCGTAACCAATGCCAAACCCTGCTTTTACAGCATTTTGTCCTTGAAGTGCTAATATGTCTTTCCCATCACCAGTCTTGCCCTTACTAAAAACTCTAGCCTTCATATCTTCCCATTCTTTTTGCCCCTTTGATTCTCCAGACTGAGCATCTAAATCTACCCCCTGAATTGCAGCCAAAAATTTCTTTTCTTGATAGTCAAGTTCTCTACGACTTGAAAGGGTTGCAATTAATTCTGGCATAGATAAAGACTCTTCTAATTCTCTGTAATCTTTCCATATACCCAATAAAAATACTTCAGACTCAATCTTGGCTAGATCCAATTCTGACCAGGTTGAACCACTTTCTGTTGCTTGATCTTTTACTGTTTCTTCAGATTTTTGATTAATTTTTATACCCGCAGAAACATCTAATACTGTGTATATAGTTGGCAAATCAAGACTATCCTCTACATCAGATTTTGTTAAATTTATTCCTGGATAATATTGTTTCATTGTAATTCTTACACACTCAACTAAAAAATCTATTGCTTCATCATCATTTTTGGCAGTTTTAACATCCTCAAATGCATCCATAAACTCACGTAAATATTTTATTTTTAATGGAACAATCTCCAGTTCTGTACCATCAATGAGTTTAATTATTTTATTTTTATAAACGGTTGTTGCCATAATCTTTCTATTCTATCACAGGCAAAACAAAAAACCCACCTAATTAAAGGTGGGTCTTGAGTTAATCTAAGTTTAGATTATGATTGTCCATAGGTACGATCAATGATCTTACCATAGGAACCTGATGTATCTTCAGGAAGAAGACGGAATGAAACTTCAAACATTGACGGTTCGTCACGCTTTGCTGACACAGTTACGTTCTCAATTGAAAGAGCACGGTATGCTGCGTAGATACGTTCTTTATCCGCAAATGTTGCTGGGTCACCAGATCCTGGACCAACAGCAACGATTCCTCGTTCTACTGGAACATCTCCAATGTCTCCTGCACTCAGGTTAAGTGTTTGACCTGTAGATGCATTTTTGTTTCCTGTAACTTTGTCATCAGAGTATGCTAATGCTACGAGCAAGTTTTCTAGGGTTGCTTCAGCAAAAGCGGTAGCAAGATTTACCTGCATACCTTGCTTGTATAGTCTTGCAACGTCAAGAATTTGATCTACCTGAACTTCACCGAAGTCTGGTTGGAACTGTAATTCAAGACCGTTCATTGTGTAACCAACGTTTGTATAGGAAGCAGCGGATGTAAGTGTGTCTTTATAAGACTCACTTGAATCAATTACTGCTAGTGATCCTAAAGTTGTTGGAGTCAAAGTATTATCATTAATGAAGAATGCTGCTGCACCTACGATAATGTTATTTGACGTACCACGGCTATATGGCATATTATTTCACCTCTTTCATAAAGTATTTATTAAGTTGTTTGGCGTGTTTCCTCTAAAACCAATTATACCGCTTTTTATGTATACCTAGAATCTGAGTCAACCGCAACATGATAGTCATATTCAACAATTAACTTGTTTACAAAGAGGGTTCTTGCTGAGGCTAGTTCTGCTACGTCCCTGCTTTCGTCTGCCTGGTATACCCTTGTGCTATGAAACATAATATTAAAAGGGGTAGAAATATCTGCATTATCATCTAGTATAGGGTTATTAATATTATATTTATTTACATCCTCTGCAGATGAGTCTTCACGATCAAGGGCACTGGATATAACACGAACAGTGTCTATTAACTTACCAACATCTGTAGAATAAATAAAATATATCAATTGCTCTCTTTTTTGTAAATAAAATGGAGTAGGCCTAAATCTCATCAATCTATCGTAAACAATTAAGATAGGACTTTCTGTTTGTCTAATTTGAATACTATCGTTATACAAGTCTTCAATGTTTGTTGGAAACTGTGCTGGAATCATTGGACTTAGGCCTTCTGACTCTGCTATAAGTTCATAGTGTTGCAACTCAGATAAAATATATCTGTTTAAGAAAGTTGGTGGAAATCCAGTATCAGTTAATATAGCCATAGTCTTATTCTACTCCAATTGTTGCATTAGTTATCCATTTAAACCCTGTGTTAATTCCCTTACTTCTACCCGCCACTGAGCCAGCCTTAAAGTTTTTCTTGTATAGTGTTGGCTTTTTAATATAGTCATAAACTCCAGATGCTTTTAAAAAAGATTGTTTAAAGTATCTAGTCATAAACTCATCAAAGGCAGATTCAAAACCACCAACAACAAAGTCTCCTCCTGGGTTTTCAATCTTAATTGGTTTACTTGTAAATACTTCTCCGTTGGGTCCATTAAATTTTAAAACCTTAGATTTTGTTGGCGTAATAATTACTGGAATTCCTTCTTCCATAATTCTTGCTTTACTATAAAATGGAGTGGTCATATTTTCAGAAACACTTCTTGATTGTTTAAATGTAGAATTAACAGAAAGCCCTAAGTTACTAACTGTGTAACCTAAGTTAAATAGTCTTGCACTTGGACTACTAACTTGATTCCACTCATAGACATGATGTAGTGTTTTTGGATTAGCCCTAGCCTGTACATCAATGTATTGTGCTAACGCTTGAATGGCGCCTGCTCCCAACTTATCAAAAAATATTTTTTTACCACGGTCAACGCCTTCTAAAAATCCAAGGGAATAGTTAACAATATTATTCATTTGTTTAGTAAAAGACGCCGTGCTTGTTCTCGCTATCACTAATCACCGACAGTCTGATTCTCAGCCCTACGCCATAGCATCTTATAATATTCTGTGTATCCAAATGGTCCAGTAAAAGGTTCAACTGTTGCTACTTCATAAATTGTTCCTTTGCCTGATCTTGCCCCCGCTGTTTCTTTGTAAATAGTGGTATCTGATGCATCTCTAATATTTGTTATAAGTATGTTTGTTGTTGCGTTATTTGCATTGTTTGAAGAAAGTCTTGGGTCGTCTTTTGTTCTTGCAATAAGTTTATTTTCATATTTTAAAAAACTGTCTGGCTTAACATCTTCTGATCCTAGCCCACCTACAGATGTAGCATTACAGGTAATTGTTCTATCGTATACCCAATTTTTTGTGGGTTGGCCATATCCACCTTGTGCAAGAATTGGAAAATATATGTCAGCCTTCATTGGAAACATAAAGTCTGTAACTTCGCATGCATCCATTACAATACTCCAGGACGAACAATATTATTAATATATTTAGACAAAATTTTGTCTACAATAATATTTCCAGTACCCTCAATCATTCTTTTATCGTATTCAATTTTAAATTGATCAGTGCTGTAGTTCTTAATATATCTCTTATAATAATCTAATTTTCCACATCTAATATCTTCAACTAACAATTTTGTAGCATCTTGAATATCAATGGGAACTACCTTATATCCAGTTTCTAGCAATAGTATAAGATCTATTCCAGTTGGGAATGCTACTCCAGGAGTTACGGTCATAGTATTTCCGCTGTCTTCTGTATCAAAAAGTGAAAAAGAATCTGATGTTCCGATTGGAATTCTTGATGGTCGTCGTTCTGCTCTATTTATTGCACCCTCTGATGCTGTTGGGTCTTTTGTAAGTGCGGTTTTATCTTTAGTAATTACGTATGTGTAATCTCCCACTGTTGGGCCGTCTGGATTGTATATGTCATAAACTAGTTCTGTATTTTCGTATACTCTTAATATTTTATGAACTTTTTTCCAAAGTGGAATATAATCTACTTCTTGCCCAACAATTTCTAAGAATTCACGTTCATAGTAAAACCCGCCAGTTATTGAGTCAATAATTGTTCTTGCTAAGTTTTCATACTCTACATATTTAGCAATCTCTGTTGCAGATGTTTGATTGTTTGCTGCTGCTAAAAGTGTAGGGTCTACGTATGGACGCTTTACTTCTAGATTGTCTTCAACAACTATATCTCCACGATCTGCTACAACCATGCCACTTTCTTCCAAATCTTCATAAATTGTCAGGGCATACGATTTATCATATTTAATAAAATCATCATCTAAGGTATAACTAACTTGCTTGCTGGCATTGGATGTTCTATAAGAAGCAATTTCTGACTGCTCTGCGACATCTTCAATGACTATGACATACTTGGCATTGGCATCTGGAACTGTATACTTAACAGTTAAAGGATATGGTGGTAGACGAAGAATTGTTGACATTATACTTTAGCGTAATAAGATGCTACTTCTTCAGGTTGTGCTATTCGTACTAACCTGTGAGTAAGCCACTTTTCCGATGCCTCCTTTGAGACTATGTTATACCCCACGCTCAATGCTCCCAAAGCATCCATATGAATATTTCTCTCTGAATATAGGGCTACTTTGTTTGTTAAATTTTTATCTTTACCTGCTTTTTCTGCAGTTTCTTCTGTTATTTCTGGCGGAATCCAACTAGCCAAAATTTCTAAAATTTCAAGTTTTGTATTTGATTCAAATAATTCTATGTTATTTTTCTTTGCATATGCTTTTAATGCCATAACTGTTTTATCTTTCAATTGATCCATTGTTAAATTCATTTTTTCTCCCATGTTCATTTGTAATTATACCACTAGAATAACAATAAGGAGGACGGTTTTTATGCCGCCCTCCCTAATACGTTATGACTATATTTTAGGAATCAGCACTATCTGAGTCAACATAAGCGACTGCATCTAGTTCTTCCCAAGCAAGACCAAATCGTACGAATACTGTGTATTCAATTGTGTCTTTCTTTGGTTTGTATTCACGGTTTACAGTGATGTCTCTCTGGAAGCCCCATACACGGTTAGAAGGGAATGTTAAATCAACATAACCTGCTGGGTAGTAAGGAACTTCTAGTACATCTACACCTAGTACACGAGTTACACGTGCATTACCAAATGTCTGTGCAGCACCATCCAAGTAATCTTGACGATTTCCTTGTGTGCTACCAGTGCGATCAGAGAACGCTGCTGAGATAGCATCTGCTAGTGTACCGTTGTTACGAACGATACCAGCAAAAGCATCAGTACCTGCGTAGAACTTAAGATTGCTCTTAAGTGCACGGTACTTACGAGGCATTGCTAATAGCAAGCCTTGCATTACTGATGTGGTAAAGTTGTTGTCTGATACTGTTGCAGCATATTCGTGAGCAGCATTTCCTACTGTTCCACGAGTTTGCTTTACGAAACCAGGCATGATGGACAAGAAATCTCCTGTTGCTCCATCACCGTTGATAGCAAGATCTTCAATATCGTTACCGAATGCGTTGGTCATTAATCGTACTAGACGATCTTCCAATGCAGCGCCTTCAATATTGTCTTCAAGTGCTTCAGTTGCTACTTCCCAATCAAGACGAATCTTTTTTGTTGTTAGTTCAACCTTTGTAAATCTAGCGCCAGTGTTTGTGTAGTTTGGTGAGCCTTGTGCTGCTGCACGAATTACACGCTCTCCGACGTTGACTTTTTCAATTTCCATGGTGTTTGCTCTCATGGTGACACGACGGCCATCTTTAGCAAGGACAGTTGCATCCCATACGTAATCAATAAAGCGTTGTGCTTGTTCAGGTGCAAGAATACCTCCTGCAGTACCTGTTGGGTTTACTGCATTTGCTCCAGATGTTGATCCGAATCCTGCAGTAGCAGTGTTACCAAGTTGTGAACCTACAGATCCTCCTGCAGCATTCAGACCAGTAGCACTACCAACACCACCCGATACTAAAGATCCCGCTGAGTTAATCTCTGCGCCATCTCCTGAACCTGGATAGTTTTTTTCTATGTTTGTGTTTTGTTCCGACATTATTTTTCACCTCCTAGTGATTTTTTACCTTAGTTAAATAGGTCGGCATTTGTGAGGAAACGACCGCCCCATAGGGTTTTATGAATCACTTGTGGTGATTCCTGTACGATCTCGCCTAGATCGCCAGACTTACGGAAAGCGGTATCTTGTTCTACAAGATCTACTCGCTTGCCAAACTCGTTAAAGTTGTTCTTGATTCCATTAACATCAGATGTTACTGATTCAAGAGATTTTGTTACTGCTGTTACCTTCTCATTAAGAGATTTGATAGTTGCAGCAAGATCGCCAAAGGCATTAGTAAGAGATTTATTAATTTCTGAAATTGCTTGAGCAACTTCTTCTTTAACATCTGCAACGGATTTTTCCAACGCAGTCTCTACTTCAACTGCTGCTTTTGCAACAGAAGATTCTGCACTAACATCATCTGATTTAGCAAGAGCAAGTTCTTCAACTGCTACTGCTTCTTCAACGATTGCAGGGGCTTCTACTGCTTCTGCAACAATTGCTGTTGCTTCTGCTACTACCTCTGCTGCTTGTGCCTCTGGAGCAACCTCTGCATTTTCAACTACAGTTTCTGAAACTGCGTTTGTTGATTCTGTCATTAGTTCTACCTCCTTAGTAATCTTAATTGTATTAATGCCTTTAGCACTATCAACTAAGAATTTTATTAGTTTTTCAGTATCTTTATCATTTTTTTCTATAAAGCCAATGTTCTGCATTGCATTACCATTTAATGGACTTGTTGCAGAGTCGGAATCAGATACCATTACAATACCATTTTCTGAATCCCAAAATACATTTTCAATTTCTGTTTTTGATAGATAGCCATCAACTACGTTTTGACCATTAATTTTTTCAATAGAAACTATGTTTGCAAATTGATTTGCTGGATTATCTACAAGAGAAAGTTCTGACAACTCGTAAGTTTTAATTACACGAATTGTTTTATCTATTTTCTCGTCGTAAGCGTCATCCCATTCTTTAATGTTTCCACCTATTGAAAAACCAGTATAGGTTCCATCTAAAACTTTTTCCCATGCATTTTGTGCACCTTTTGAAACATATGCAGATACATAAACTCCGCTGTAAAATTTTTTAGTACTTGGATCAAAATACTTATCTTCTTTAAAAGAAACAATTTTGCCAACAGCACTTGGTTGATGCATTTCACGAAGGTTACCACGAAAATTCTTAAAAGCATTTATACTAGATTCTGTTGTTACAATGTCGTTTTGACGATCAACGTTGTCCAGGGTTGCAAAACCAGAGACCATACGGCGCTCAACATCTACTTTTCCAATGGGCATTGAAAGGCGAACACTGTCACCTGTAGTTTCCCAATGAGCCTTATTTATTAACATAACGTTATAATTATAGCACCGCTTTAAAGGAATTTCTCAACTATTGAGATGATCTACCTTCACCTTGTGCATTACGTCCAGATATTGTGGTTGATGAATCAGAATTATTATTTGTTCTTTCTGAATCTCTCTGACGATCCCCCGATAAATTTGCTCTAGCATCAGTTGCTTGTCTTGGAGACATAACAAAAGGTTCGTCCCCATCTGCTCTTTGTGGCAAGTCTAACTTTTCACGAGCCTCATTTGGAGTCATAACCTGAGTCTTTACATATCTTTCAAGAATTTGAGACTGTGCGATTTCATCAGTTAAGGTTAGTTCATTAAACCTAAGTTCAAGAATATCTGTCTTTTCTCTAATAATCTTGTTTACAACTTTTTCTAAATGTCTTTGTGCTGGACGAGATACCTGCTCTTTAAATGTACGATCTTGAGAAAGTGCTGCTGCAATGCCTGCAGAATCTGCGCCACCTAGTTTTGAGATAGGCACTTGATGAGCAATTAGAATGTCATCACGATTTTGTTTACGATATTCTTTAAATGAACCGTCTTGAATGCCGTTTTCAATTGGCTCCATTTTAAACTCAACCTTATTGCCTTCTGTGTCTCCAGGAAGTGGGATATAAAGAGTTCTGTGTGACTGAGCCTTAAGTCCAGTTTGTAAAAATCTAAACATTTTATCTTCAGCGTCACCTGATAGTTTTGCGCCCTTTAATGTTACAACATATCTTGGAACAGCCTTATTTTCAAAGTAGTCAATGTTGTATTGAGACGCAAGTTGATCTCCAATAAGAGATGGCATTGCTGCAATAATATCTGGAATACCATAGAATGTGTTTAGGGGTGAATATTCTTTTAAATGAATAATTTCATTAGGTCTTGGGTCTGTGCCCAAAGGGTTTGCATTTTTTGCTCCAAAGTTTCTAAAATAAACCACTTTTTGACCAATAATTTGAACAAATCCATCACGTAGTCTTCGTATACGAACAGTAGTTGCTGGAATATGTCCAACATATCCAATTTCTCCAGCAGTTGTTCTTCCTACTTCAATAAATCCATTACCTGTTGCTTGAAGGTCTGTGTAAACTTTTTCCATTGTTTTTGTAAAACTATCGTCATCATTTAAGTTTTCTAACCAATCACGTAATTGAATTTTTGCTCTTTCAATACGATTACGAGCACGGTCTACTGCATCTGCATCTTCGTTCATTTGAAACTTTAACAATGTTCTATCTGAAACATCAAAACGATATCCAAGACCGACAATGTTTTCTACTTTAGCATCAATAGCAGCATGATTGGCAAATGATGTGTCATAAAAGTTGGCTAATTCATACATGTTATATGGAGGGGTAATTACGTCAAATAGTCCATAGCCATTTCTATATACCGTGCCAGGATTGATTTGTTTTGATCCCGCATTTGTTCCAGATGGGGTTGCGTTTGCTGCATCTAAATATCTTTCATTAAATTCAGGAGCAGCATATTTTGTTAAGTTGCGAGTTGTTCTGCGACGAAAGTTTTGATCAAGTCCAACGTAATCTTTTAAAACGTCCCAACTTTTATTAAATGGATCGTGTGATTTAAAAGCATTATCTTCTCTTTCCTGTGTATTAATACTTGCACGGATATATTCTTCGTCACTCATCCATAGCCCCTCTTCCATGCTTTTCTAATGTTTGTTGTGCTGCATGCCAAGCACCTAAATCATTCATTGAAGGAATTAAACCTTCTTTTAATCTTGCTTTTTGTTCTGAATACTCTTCTTCACTAACTTGAGTTAACCCTGGAACAAACACAGCCTTGCCAAGTCCATCATCTCCGTAGTGAATTGCAGCCTTTTTTAACTCTGCAATTTTTGTAAGATCTCCACGATCAGACGGTATATTTAAAACTGAGCCTTCATCGTCTGTAAACCATTTACCAGCAGATGTCTTATATACGTAAAGACCCCAGTCATAGTGCTTGTCTATTACCTGACGACGTACATTTTTAACATAAGGTTTACCAGTTTTTGGGTTAATTAATGATTCCATAACCATAAGTATATCAGACTATAAAGGTATAGAGACCGTAGTTGACCACTCTGCATTGGTATATAACTTTATTTTTTCTGCTTGATAGATTAAACCTTCTTGGTCATCAACTATTATTTTATTAGTTCCTGTGTATGTTTTATATATATTTGCTGGATTAGTTCCATAAAAATATGAAGAGTTTAAGATTAACATACCACCCCAGGTAGAGTTATTAAACCAAAACTGCCAGTCTAGAGTGCTCGTTCCATCGCTCAAAACCTTAAACCATGGCCTCTCCGTTCTGCTTTCTATTTCTTGTAAGCCAGTTGCCTGATAATATGAAATATTATTAAATATTGCTGGGCCAGTAATATTAATGTTTCCTAGATATGAATTAAAGTTCAAGGCTGTTAAAAATGAAACGCCTACGGAAGACCATTCTTTTAGTGATAAGACTGGCTCTCTTACTAAGATACCATTTAAATAAAATGCAACACCATCGTATGGGATACCGCTTTCATTTAAAACAAAAATCTTACCCCTATTTAAATCTTGACTATTTCCTTGTATGTAAAACTTAAGACTTCCATCTTTATGATTAACCTCAAAAAGTTCTGTTGCTGTTGCTGGAAAATTTTCTTTATCATATCTAAGCCATAGTTGGATTGCATTAACTTTATAAAATGTTGCTAATTCTTTATTGATTGGTAAAGAAAGTCCACGATTTTCTAATATATTTAGTTCGCCACGAATCTCTATTCCAGAGTTTTTTGTTAAGTATAAATAGGGAGTGCTTTCTTTATATATGCTAAAAGGATTTTTAGATTTGTAATCAAAATAAATACCATTCTTTTTATATGGAAATAGATCTACTCCAGACCTTGTGCCTACTGGATTAAAAGAGTTGTCATTAAATGCCTGAGATGCCAACTGTAATTTATTTAATAATACTGGTTTAGTTAAAATGCCACGACTATTAAACTCAAGACTATAAACAATTGCAACTTCATTAAAATCTATATTTTTAACTGGGTAAATTAACGTGTTATTTAAAATTTCAAATCTTGTTGTTTTCCAGTTTTCGTAATTGTTTAAGTCAAGGACATTATACTCTCCTGGTGGTTCTTCGTTAGCAAAAGATGTGGGAATGTTTGCACCTTCTGCAAGATATTGAAATGTAACATAACTTTTTATTTGTGCTCCTTCTGTATTGTAGTAATAAGAAAGCGCCCCAGACTCTTGTTGTAAAGTAGTCGTTGTTGGATATCCTAAGTTAAACTGTAAAAAATCTATTTCGTAAAAATCTTCATTATTGCTATTCTTTACAAATTTAGCAAAATAAGAAAGCGGTAAATAGTCTTCCCAATAACCTGAAACACCGATATCTAGGAAATATTTTTCATATGCTTGCGATGGAAGCAATGTATAACTGGCTGTGTGATCTACTAATTGTTGGCCTTTGTCTAATTCAATAAAACCATTTGTATCAATATAATCTGCTATTTTTCCAGAATTTAATGTTGTGTTTAACCCAATAGAATAAAGTCTTCCTGTAAAAGTATAATCTCCAGAGTTATCTCCAGCCACATACATTTTTAATGAACTTTGATTTCCAAAAAATGAACTTACGCTATTTCCAAATTTTTCTGATAATAGTTTTATATTAAATCCAACTGCAAAAAGACTATTAGCAGTTACTGCACTAGAAGTAAATAATAATTCTGTAGTTCCATTATAGGTTAAAGAGTATTTAATTAAATTTCCGTCTTTAAGAATTGTAAAATAGTTATTGTTTAAAGGGTTATATATTTTAAACAATATCTCGTCTGACGCTAAATTGTGAGTACTAAATACTCCATAGCAACTTTCAACCTCACTTGGTAATAAATTAAATCTTGAAAAATTAATATATGACTCAACAGAGTTCCAAGTATTGTTAGGCCTAAAAGACAAAAATTTATCGGCAACGACTGGTCCAGATTCGTTATCTTGAACATCTTTGTTATCATCATATAGTTCTTGTAATGTTTTTGTGCCTAAAAATATTTCTGGTAAAGAATATTCTGGTGTTCTTAATGTTGTCTGAGTAGTTAGTAAATTATCAAAACTTCCTTGATTCCAATTTGCAAAATCTGGATAATGATAGTTTGCAGTATAATTTGCAAATGGATAATCTATAAATGCGGTAGTTCCACCATAAGAAGCACTAATTCCTTCTGAAGAAGCAACTCCCTGACCATATACCCATCTACGCTTTGCAACTGTAACTGGAACCTGATAAGAATATACAGCAACACAATCAATTTCAAATGGATAAACGTTCTGATTTGCAAAAAACCCTAACCAGTCTTGACTGTCTCCTGAATTATCAAATTCATCTGGTAAAACAAGATTTTCTGTATTTAAAGACAGGGAAAGAACTTCTTCTCCATTTATTAATAATGAGGCAGAATCTTTAATTAAACGAATGTGAATCAGCATTGGCCTAAACCATTCACCAACAAAATGAGATGCAAATTGATCTCCGATTACTAATGTTAAAAATCCATCTTCAACATATAACCCATCATCAGATGAAATAGGTCCAAAAATTTTAAATGGTGTGGATGTGTTTACTGCTAGTCTTGCCCAAAACTCAACAGTGTAATCGTTGTATTGCCCTTTTTTATTTAAAAATCCTTTACCTGGAATAATTAAAGAAGCATCTATACTTGGCTCTAACCTTGTTACCCCACTTGCTCCAAAAACCAAAGGAATGCCAGAATTTTTACATTTTAGTCCACCCTCTGTAATATAATATCCAGAATCCTCTGCAACTCCATATGCCTGTGCCTCTACTGCATCATATCCACCATAAATGCTAACTGTTGATGGAACGGTTGTTTGGGTTGTTCCATCTAAAGAATATGTATTAAATTCTTCGTTCCACTGTCCTAAAGTAATACCATTAAAATAAAATTCGTTTTCTGTTGATGTTGTTGATCCTTCAAAAATTTTAACTTTAAGTACAAGTCTTAGTTGTGCAGAAACATTTGGAATTTCAAAAGTTTCAGAAATAAAACCCCATTTTTGATAAGGCACGTTAGCAAAAGTTTTTAAATTTTGAACTATAGTTGATGTGGCTGGATCTGTGTATTCATAACCTATTGATATATTTTGTGAAAATATACTATTTGAATAAAAATATGATCCAATAGTAAATGTTCCAAGATCTGCAAGAGTATTAAAATTAAGTATGTTAGGACTAACAATTGATGCTTCAAGTGCTTCTGATACTGGAACGTTAACCCTAACTCTGCTTAAATGACTATCGGGAAATGGCTGATTTAAATCTTCAAAGGATTCTGCAAGTGTTGCATCTGCAAAGTTTGACCACAATGTTGCAATATTGCGTTGTGCTTCAGAAATCAAACTTATATAATCAAGTTTGTCATCTAATGCCCACAAAACTAGCGGATGCTCAGAATAAATCTTTTCTGCATATAAATTAGACGGGTTGGCCATATTTCTCCTATCCTCTTATTATAGCAGTATCAAATTAATTTTTGGGAACCCACAACTTTTCGTTACCTTTATTATGATATCGTGCCATTACAAAGAGCAGATCTGAAAGCCTGTTTAGGTATTTTGCAATATTTGGATTTAGACCATCTATTTTCCAAACCTGACGTTCTGCCCTTCTCACAATAGTTCTAGCATTGTGCATAGCGCCAGTAGGCAGAACAAAAGAATGCAATGGCTCTAGGTATTCATTATAGTCATCAATTACATTTTCCAAGTATGTGATTCTTTCTTTTGATATTACAATTGTTGGGGCACCAGATAATTCTGCACCTAGGTCAAATAGATCGCTCTGTATTCTATTTATAATGTCATTATGAAAATCAGTTGCCATACCTATAGCAGAGTTTGCTTCATCTACCGCCCCAATTGCCTCAATCAGATCACTGCCTTTATGTATTCTTTCATTAGTAGCAGTTGATGTCTGACCATCATCACCAGTCTTCGTATAAATGCGAGTTAGATGTACCATTAGTGCCCTGTTAAAGAACGCCAAATGTCTATTGTTTTAATATTGGCTATGTGTAAACAAAGCAAGGTCAGTGCAAACTGAACAATTACTTTATAATAAGATTTTTGATCTACATGTTTATCTAATAGTTTTATGGGAATACCACTTTTCTATTATTAGCCCAAACCAAACCTATTGAATCCCCTGGACTCAAAAGTTGTTGATCTATTGCAAGTTGTCCCCAACCCCACTCGCTTTTAGGGAAAGGAATTAATTTCTTTTCTTTAATAATAATTGCCCAGTATGCATCCTCTGGTGGCATAACTTCACAAGACTCTACCTTTTCATCTGGCAACCCATTAACTCTACAAACTACTCCTAGTCCATATTTCTTGGTACCTTCTATTTTAAGATTGGCTTGTTTTAAAACATCTAAAGCAAGAATGCTGCTAGATGATTGTACACATTTTTCTAACTTTGTTTGATTATCTAAAACTCCATAATCAACATAAAGGTTTATGCAGTTATCTTTTGGTTTATCTATAGAAAACAGCACTGCTCCAACTGCTATAAAAATTGCTAATGATGCTAGTATTTTTTTCATTTTATCTCCTTAGTATAATTTTATCTCACAAGCGTCTGTACTGCAATAGGCTTCACCTTGTGCTTCTAGATTTTCTACTCCATCATAGATAGCAGACCAATCAATCTTACCAATTGTTCCAACGTAAGCGTTATACTCTTCTTTTGTTATTTGAGTGTATGGCTGTTGAGGATATGTTTTATTGCCCATAGGTAAAAATGAAACTGCTTTTAATTGACCCTCATACATATGTAATGCTGGAGCAATGTGTTTAGTTTCAGATTCCTTATCAAATGACAAAGTTACAGATACTCCGTTGTCAGACCAATACTTTTGGGCAGTTGCTGCCAAACCAATTTTTTCAAAAAGACTTACATCTTTTTCAGATCTTGGATGTCCAGATGCTACTGGGAAATATACTACTGAAGTGTTTGCAGATACTAGATCTGCTTCAATTTTATACCCCGCTGCTTTAAATAAATGAAGCATTGGATCTGTATTGCCAAACCTAATAGCACGAAGATAGAATGCTCCTCCAGGACCCCAGTGAACTCCAGGAGTTGCACCAGAAAGCAATGATACAGAGCCAGAAGGTTTGACGGTAGTTACACGAATTGATTCACGTACACATAACCATTCTGAGTATGAGTGATCATATGAACGAATTTTTTTATACCCTTCGTCCATCCACTCACGAATTATTGGCATGCCTTTTGTATCTGCAAATGACGCAATGCCAGTTAGTGATGTTCCAATACGACGATTACGTTGCATAATTCCATTTGTGGTTTGCCAATGTGTTGGCATTAATGTTACAGTTTTTCCATACAAATATGCAAACTTTAATGTACGAAGAAAGTCTTCTTTATCTTCATGACGATTTAAATGAACCTCTACAAGTGTACATAATTCATAACTTTCTAATGGCTGTTCAGCACAAGGATTAAAACCCATAACACGAGAATCTTTATAATCTGGTGCATCGGCTAGTCTTCCATAATCTCTAGCAACACTTAGCCAAATAAATCCTGGCTCACCATTGTCTGCAATTAAATCAACATAGTCTTCATACTTTGTTCCAACTTCTGCAGAAATAGAATTATTAGACATCCAAGCCCATCCTGGATTTTCTGAATTAAATGAATTTCTATCTGGAAAAACTTCTGCATTTTTTAAATTAATAAAATCTTTATCTTCTGGTAGTCCTAAAGCCAAGGTAGCAGAACGACGAACATTTCCAGAAACAACACATGTACCAATAAGATTAACAATATCCACAATTGCACGAGAGTCAAGTTTTTCTCCTGCCCTACCGCCAATTACTGTGTTGATCTTGTCGTGTAGTGCAATGAGTGGTGCTGGACCGCTAGCAACCCCTCCAAAGCCCTTTATCGGGGCACCTAGAGGACGGATAAGGTCATAGTTAAACTTTTGTATAGCCTGATTAGATCGCAAATATGAGTTTAATAGCATTCTTACAGAGTCTACCCAGCCTTCACGGGTATCTGGAATTTCCCATACATTTTCTGGCTCTGTTGGGGCATGAATAATAATTTCTTTGTCTTGACCTACTGTATCAAAGCCAACACCAATACCAAGCATTAATGCATCCATTACCCATGAAAACAGTGCCCCTGGATCATTACGATCAATATCACGAGTAGATACCATTGCACAGTTTTGAAGAGATGCTGAGTTACGCTTGTCCATAGTCATGGGTGTACCAAATGCCCAAAGACCACGTCCTGGTGGTGTCCATTTTAACTCAAACATTCTTTGAAAGGCTTCTTGAGCAGATTTTTGTGCTTTATTGTCATTCCAAGGTAAACGATTATCTTTAGCATGGTTTTTTTGTACTGAATACATTCCTTCAATTACCCGCTTACAAACTTCATGCCATCTTTCTTTTGTTCCATCTTCTTTCATTCGGGAATATGTTCTTATAAACGTAATTTCTCCCAATGAGTTAGAGCCTGCGTCTGTAAAGCCAAATGGTGCTGGGATTGTGGAGTATTTGTTTACAAACTCATCTGACAAACGAAAAGAAAAGGTATCCGACATTAATTTTTCCAACTTTCTATTAAAAAATATTATTAGTGCTTTACTAATTGTAAAGTAGTCTTAGTATATCACAACATTAAAACAAAGATTTACACTCAAACAATAAAGTAAATGTTTACTTTAGAGTTAGGCACTTATATAAAACAAAAGTTATATGCTGAATTAGAACTTACTACTATTGATATGGCACATCTCTATTTGATTTATATTCAAATGTTTGGGCAAAGATCCAACCCAATAAATCGCATTAGCCAAATCTTCTGCAGATAGAGCATGTTCTCTTTTTTGTTTTTGAGTATCAATTGTAGCAGGACAAATTTCAGTTATCTTAATTCCATACTCTGGAAATTCTAGTCTCATAGTATCTATAAGACCTCTTTCCCCACGCTTAGCATTAGTATAATTACCTCCGCCACGGTAAGGGATTTTTCCTCCAAAAGATGTAATAAACACAATAGTTGGGGATTGGGATTTTTTCATAGATGGAACAAAGAGTTGTGAGAGATACATTGGCCCAGATACATTTATATCATAAGCCCGTCTAAAATTATCCATTGTTTCATTAATAATATGTGTAGGTCCAGATCCTCCACCTGCATTATTAACAAGTAGGTCAAGAGTTATGTCTTTATATTTTTCATAAAAATTTTTAATTTCATTAGAGTTTGTTATATCTAAAGAATAAACTTCAACATTGTCAGAAACTAAATTAGACACTTTGGATAAATCTCTTGAAACAGCAATTACCTTATATCCATTCTCAGATAAAATTTTTACTGTTGCATAGCCAACTCCTTTGCTGGCTCCTGTTACTATTGCTGTTTTAATGTTAATGAATCCAGTGTTGAGGAACCATAATCTTTTCACCGCTTTTAACTAAGTGTGCAGTGTGATGATATGGTGGAGAAGGAGGAAACACAATAATGCTTCCTGCTTTTGGTTTAATAGCAAAAGTGTAGTTTCCGTTTTTTTCTGCTTCTGCAAAATCTGGCTCTGGACTAGCGTTTTGTAATACTCCATCTGGTGACGCTATAGTAAAAGATAGTTCTCCACCTTCGTAGTCATCGTTTAAATACATAACAAAAGAAACTTTAAGACGGCCATCTCCTTCTTGTTGATCAAAGTGTGCCCCCATGTATGTTCCTGATTGGTATTTTTTTATTGGGTATTGTGGAAATAGTTTTGGCTCTTCTGTAATTCCTTGTGCCTTTGCATAATCTCTTGCAACATCATCAAACGCTTTTTGTAAAGTGTTGTAGATATATTTATTTTTTTCATCTGCATCTGCTGATAAGGCAATAGTCTTGTCTGTGCCATAAACATAAGCCTGTCCGCTGCATGCCATCCATTCGCCCCAAGGATCTTTATTGTCGCTTTCAATTGCCTCAACAAGTTTTTTTGGGTCTTCAATTACATCTGTGTAATAATAGACTTTTTCTTCAAGTATTTCTTTGTTCACTTTATATCTCCTTAGTACTTGTTGTTTTCATAAAAATCTTTTACTGTCACAAAACCAACAATAACCTGTCTTATTGGTCCTGGGCCAACATGCTTTACTCCATGTTTATGTTTTGGATCTCCTGGAAAAACAAGCAAAGACCCTGGCTTTGGTTTTAATTTAATATCAAAGTTATCAAAAAAAAGTTCTCCATTGGTATAGTCATCATTTATATATAATATTGTGGCATATCTAACAGATGGGTCTGTGTCTTGATCTACGTGAGATTTTAATTCAACCCCTTCTTGCATTCTTTGAAGAGTACTCATTCCACCTAACTGCAATGTGCTATCTGCCTTGTCTACAAGTTGTTGTATTCTTTGTTGCAATAGTTTAGTTATAGGATATTGATTTATATTAAGAATTTTATCATCCCAGCCCTTAGTTACTTCATATTTTCCTTCAGCAACCATTTTTTCAACATCTGATGAGCCAAACTTTAATAAACAAAATTCAGCCAAACTTTCTTTATATGCAACAAGCCACTCTTCCTCATCTGTTGTGTTAATAATATTTAAAATTTCTTTTAACTCTTCTTGAGAAATAAAGTTTTCTACTAATAAAATATCATCTGTTATATCAACAACGCTAAAGTTATTGTCTATAAATTCTTTTTTTAAAAAACTAGGCATCTTTATTTAACTCCTCTACTTTATATTTATTACCATCTATGTCAATTTTATATCCCTTTTTAATAAGATCTTGCCATTCGGCTCTTTCAATTTCCTGTTTTGCTCTAGTTTCTTTCATTTCTGCTGCCCAGGCGTCTCTAAGTTCTTGTGGATAATCTGATTCTTCTCTGTCATCCCAGAAAGAACCAATTGTGTATCTTACTCCACTTGTAATAAGGGATACCTCATGCATATTGTTAAATCCCCCGTCAAATACAGCAAGCATTCCAACCTTTGGCTGTATCTCTATGCTTTGATCTGGAAATCTTAAAAGTCCACCTTTAAAATTATCGTTCAAGTATAAAAAGCCAGCATACCTACTTCTTGTAAATGCTCCAGAATTACCCTTTTCATCTGTGTTATCAGAGTGGATTCTTGCATATGCTCCAGGCTCCCATTTTTGTGTATGGTATCCAATTTTAGAAATTTTCTTTGGATCTAAATCATGAACAGATGCAATTGCTTCTGGCATTTTCTTTTCAATATCTGAAAAAATATTTGGCTCTAATCCAGCATCCAAAACTTCTTGGTCATTATCTTGCGGAAGAACAGATGAATATGATTCATAGAACGATATAGGCATCCAAGATAGTTTACCAGAATCTGCTTGTGCGTCAAGCGCCTGTATCATTTTTTGACAAGTTTCTTTATCAATAAAGTTTTCATATATAACTATGTCTTTTGTAAGTCTTTTTTTATTTTCTAGGTTCATTCTATTTCCTTATCTGTCATAGTTTTTTTACCTTTATGCTCTAAGATTGTCCAAAAAAATGGAATAACATATCTAATTCCTTTTGTTATTTCTCTTACGCCATGGCTATAATTAATATCTCCTGGAAAAAAATATGCAGCACCTGGTTTTGGCTTAAACTCAACATTATGATTTAAAAAATATAGTTCTCCACCGTCATAATCATCGTTTAAGTAAAATAATCCTGCTAAATCATACCATGGGAAATCATTTGGCTCTCCATTTTGTAATTGTTTGTCTGCATGGGGTTCTTGCCTATATCCTGGCATCCACCTAACTATTGCTGGACTCGTAGGTTTTGCATCTACATTAAAAAAATTATCTACTTCTATTTTTAATCTTGCCACAAGTCTTTCTATTACAATAGAAATTTCTGGATCTATTTTTTCTAAGATTGGCCTTGAAGCAACTCTATTGTCCCAATAAGATGCATCATATATCACCACTCCGTCATCATTATAGTGTGTTTCAGTTCTATCCCATTCCGTAATTGATTTTGCAGCATTTAACAAAAATAATCTTTCTTCTTCAGTTATAAAATTTTCTCTTGATTGAATATTGTTTGCTGATTCTCCAAAAAATCCTGGCGGAGTTATAGATTTTAGATTACTGTCAATATTAGAATTTGCATATTCTTCTGTCATGGTATTATTTTATCTCCTTTAGGTTATCTATAAGTAGTCCTGCTCTAGGTCCATCACACCAAACTTCATGCGAACTTTCTTTTGGTAAATATAACATATCTCCTGGATTTAAGATATAGGTAATGTCATTATTTACTTTCCAAAAAGAAGTTCCAAGTATTTGCCAATAAAAAATATCGTGTGGATCATGATGGTCTGACACAACTCTATTTGATAAAGATATTCTTATCCCTTGAAAATGCCAACAGGAATCACAGGAGCACTGGTCCCTTCCTGAATAATATCTACAATGACTGTTATCTTTTGATTTATTTAATTTATATAGTAACTCAGATACCCCATTAAAATCTTTAAATATATTATGTGACTGTGGAGAAAGCCAAAATTTGCTTTGTATCTGAATATTTCCTATTGAATTAAAATCCTCATAATTGTTTATTTCTTTTACTTTTTTAATTAAATCATGATTAGGTACTAAAGACTCTTTATACAAAAATAACAAAACATCTTCCCAAGTAATTTCTGGCATCTGATATTTTTCAAATACTAACGCTTGATTATTTTTTTTAGCATCTTCTATTTGATTAAGCATAATAAGATTATACCAGAAATTCTATAAATAAAGGGTTAACGGCTGTAAAAGGATTAGTCATCTATTTGTTCCCTTATATTATTAATTACTTTCAATTTTAATGTTTTAACCTCATGATTTCCTATGGATTCTCCTTTTTCATTTACAGCATTTCTATACCAATCTGTAAATTTTCCAGATTGATTTATTTTTTGTGCTGCATCCCCATAAGATTTATTTGCTTCTTGTTTTTTATTGTCTAGATCTTGATATTCATTAATTTCAATACTTGAATTATTTAAGGCACCCAAAGATATTGGAATAATTGTTGCTAGTGGAGTTCCCGCTTTTATTAAAATTTCTTTGTTTGCAGATCGTGCTTTAATTGCTAAAGGAAGTGGATTATCAAAAAAAGATATACTTATTAAAGAAGACATTGTTTCAAAATCATCACTAAAATAATTAACTGGATTAATTGTAAATAAACTAATATTTTCGGTTGTTTTAAAATGTAATCCTGTATTAAAACTTAAACTTGACTGTCCTCTTCCAGTGTAACAAGTTTCTTCTCCTTGCAAAATTTTAACATTGTCTCCAGTTTGATCATTGATTCCATTCCAAATAAAAGATATGTCATTTAAACAAGATATGCTCCATCCAATTACATTTGCTTGAGTTACTGGAAAACAACGATATGCATGTTTTTCTGAAGTTGCGTCCATCCAATCTCTTTTTATAGACATTGGAGAAACCTTCATATTGGAATAAGGAGTTTGTTCAACTAAAATATTAAACATTATTCATTATTCCATTTTGGATCGTACATTTCTGGAGTATGAAACTTTTTACTATAATCTAGCATAGTAACAATAGAATACTTTGTTCCCGAATGAACTGGCATTGCTCTATGAGGATACATAAAGTTTGAAGGGAATACAAATAAATCTCCAGCGTCTGGCTTAACGTTCAAACCTTGTAATCTAAATGCTAACTCTCCACCCTCATAATCATCATTTATATAAGCCACTAATGAGACAGTGCAATTATATGAAAATCCATGATCGTGGTGCTCTTGGAAATGTTGTCCTGGCCCATACTTAATAAAATTAAATGCTTCCCAATACTTTAAGTTATGAATCCTAAACTGTCTACAATAATCTTCAACGGCTACTGCTTGAGCATCATAAACATCTTGCCAAAGTGCCTGTAATTTTAATGAATCTTCACTTGTATCATGTTCTATATCTGTTTTTTTAAATTTAAAATCTACACAATCTCTGTAGTCTGGCATCAACTGTTGATACCCTACATATGCTGGTACCCAGTGGTATGGATTTCCTTCTGGAGATAACTCTCCATACCCCGCAACAGAGCCCAAAATACTTTCAAGTCTATTTATTACATCAAATTCTTTTTTAATAACCCCTTTATAACATATGATGCCATTTCCAAGGTCAACTTTTTCTGTCCATGTTTGCATTTTATTGCTCCTTATATGTATTCTCTTTTAGACCATACTTTATTTTTATAAACACCGCCATCTGGTTGGCGATAAATTTTTGCATTATCCATTAGTTTATCATACATCTGATTTTGATCTAAATTTTCTATTTTTTGTTCCCAATTTTCTCTTTTAAAAGGAAGTACTTGTAAGTAAGGAGTTCCTGCTGGTAAAGTTCCTTCCCAACCCTCTGCAATAAAAAACGGAAAAGTTCCAAGAATATGAACTTTATCAGAATCAACTATTCCAGTTGTATTTAAAAATGGTAAATCAAATCTATTCATTGGCGTCATAAACAATGCACTATATCCTTCTGGAAGTTCTAATCCCCAATCTGAATACCAAGCAAAATGATCTTTGTAAAATCCTTTAGGATGTTCAAATTGTGGCATTGCAGGTCTTTGTCCACAAAAATCTTTGTATTTTGGATCAGACACTCTAACATCAATTATTCCTTTTTCATTTTTAAAAAATGTAAGGTCGCATGGAGTTTTTAAAACATAGCCTGTAGAAAAAGCATCTAAAATTGCTGGGCATGCCTTCCATGTTGGAATCTTTCCATAGTCATCTACAGTTCCTTCTTTTGGAAAAGGACAGACCTCTTTTGGTGCTTGATAATATTCTCCATTTGACATTTTGGCAAATCTATCTGCACTTTTATACCATTCGGGAATTGTTTTTTGTGTTGGAGACGGTGCAGAAAAACTTTGATCATTTAGCCATGGCCTGTATGGTTTAAATTTAATTACATTTTTAAAAGAATTAGATTCTTTGGACACGTTACTTGTGTCCTAACTCATTAATGTCTGTCATAACAACAACACAGTATTTTGTTCCTGATTGTATTGGTAGTGATGCATGCTCATAGATATAGTTTGACGGACAAAGAACTATATCGCCAACTTTAGGCTTATAGACAAGATTATCCATTCTTGGGAATTTTAAGTCTCCACCCTCATAGTCATCGTTTATATATACTACAGCAGAAACAGTGCAGTTATAGAAAGGACCGTGATCTGCATGAATATTAAAGTGAGATCCTTCTCCTTCATATTTAACAAAATTGAATGCCTCATAATATACAATATTTATTCCCCAATATGAAGCATAATCATCTACACAGTATTTTAGTTTTTCATATATTTCTTGATGAAGATCTAGTAGTTCTGCGTTATCTTGATCTCTTGGTCCAAGATTTTCTTGCTTGTATTTAAAATCTACACAGTCTCTTGCTTTTTTAATTGGAGTGGTAGAGTTTGTTACTTGTGCTTGTGACCAACTATGCTTTGCATTGTTATTTAAATTTGACTCAAGTGTATTTATATATCTTTTAGAATCTTCTAATGAAAATGTATTTTTGTAAACATTAACCCCTAAAGCCAGGTTTTCAACAACTATGCCATTTTTTAATGATTTTGTGCCAACCCTGTTGCTTGATGTCTCTGATCTATCCTTTGTAAACCAAACGTTTGCATTTTCGTCATGATGTGCCTGATTGTTATAATCCATTTATTTCCCCCTTATTATATTAAAATATCTAATATTCCCTTAAACCCTAATTAATTATATCATAGACCTATCTTGGTTTATTTTTTGTTTAAAATAAATTATCAGGAGTAAATCTAAAAGAAGGTGGAACGAATCTTGGGAAGAACGGGAAGAATGGGAAGAACGGTGGGAAGAACGGTGGGAAGAACGGTGGGAAGAACGGGAAGAATGGGAAGAATGGAAAAAATGGAGGAAAGAACGGAGGAAAGAACGGGAAGAACGGTGGAAAGAATGGAGGGAAGAATGGGAAAAATGGAAAAAATGGAGGGAAGAACGGTGGTGTAGTCACACTGCCTGATGCACTTGAAGTTACTGAGTTACCATTTGCGTTAGTTGCATAAACTGTATAAGTTTGTGAAGTATTTGCTTCTTGAGTAACGGCAACACTTGTTGTTCCTGATCCTACTGTAGCGCCTTTTCCGTCAGAAGATGCCCAGGTATAGCCAGTAATTGCAGAACCTCCATCTGCGGGGGCTGTCCAAGAAACAGCATCTGAAAGTGCTGAAGTTGTTACGGTTGGTGCACTCATAGTTGCTGGTACTGTTGTTGCCGTAATAGAAGCAGAAGCATCTGAAGCATCGGAAGTTCCAGATGCATTTGTTGCTGTAACGGTAAATGTATATGCGGTGTTAGATTGTAAACCTGTAACAGTTAGTGGAGATGAAGAACCAGTTGCTGTATATGATCCTGGGGAAGATGTAGCAGTAAATGATGTTGCTGTTGCTCCTGCTCCTGCAGTAAAGGTTACAGTAGCAGATCCATTATTAAATGCACGACCTGATCCTGCATCAGTTGCAGAAACGCTTGTTGGCTTACTTGGAGCCCCTTTAGCAGAAGAAGCAATTGTCCCCAGGATTTCCATTACGCAATATCTCCTACTACGTACCAAATATCCGAGCCTTCATGTACGGCTGTTGCTGATGAGTACCTTACACGAAGTTTTGGCGCAGTGGCAGTTGCTCCAGTAGAGTTAATTGTTACTCCAGCACCTTGAGCAAATGTAACTTGTCCTGCACCCTTTTGAATAATATTAAGTTGCGCTCCAATTGGATATGCAACTGAACTTATTGGCGGGATAGTAACTGTAATTGCTGAAGAATTAGATGCGGTTACAAACTTACCATCATCGGCTAAAACAAATGTATAATTTGTGCCAGTTTGAGCATTAATTCCTAAATTAATTTTAGGTGATGTTAATGTTTTATTTGTGAGGGTTTGGGCTGTTGAAAGATCTGCTGTAATGCTAGTATTAATAGTAAACTCTGGGCCAGTTAATGTTAATCCGTTACCAGCAGTAAAAGTTCCTGCACCTGAGAATTGGCTAAATTCAATTGCATCTGTGCCTATTGTTCCAACAGTGTTTATCTGTACATAGCCTTTGTTATCATTTACTGTTCCTCCAGTTACGAATACAAAGTCTCCTCCATCAATTTCAGCAGGGGAGTCAAAGTCTGCTGCTCTAGATGGTGCTCCTGATGCTGCTACTACGTAAATACCGTTTTGAGATGCAGTTGATTGATTCTTAACAAGAATTCTGTTACCAGTTGCAAGAGTTACTCCGTCAAGAGTGTCTCCGTTTTCAACATCTGTAGCAAGAGTAATGTTTGCAGTTGTTGCAGCCACTACTGAAGCATGGATATGAAGTCCTTCTCCAAGAGCATCTACATAAGCCTTTGTTGCTGCATCTGCTGCATCAGTTGGTGTTCCAAGGCCAGTAATTTTGCTTGTGCCCATTGCAATAGCGCCAGTCATGGTTCCACCAGCAAGGGCTAACTTAGCATCTAGTTGTGCCTGAATGTCTGAAGTTACAGCACTTAAGTATCCAATTTCTGTATCTGATACACCAGAAATCTTATCTTGTTTATTTCCAAGATCAGTTGTTAGGCCAGAAATTTTAGATTGTGCAATCGCTGCTGATGCATTAATATCTCCATCAACAATAGTTCCGTCTAAAATCATTGTGCTAGTTACGCTACCAGTATCACCAGTTGTTACAACTGTACCAGTTACGTCAGGGAATGAAATCGTTCTGTCAGCAGTTGGATCTGTAACAGTTAATGTGGTTTCAAAATCATTTGGTGTAGAACCTTCAAGAACAATGCTTCCATCTGTAATAGTTAAACCACTTACTTGTGGACTTGTTAAAGTTTTATTTGTAAGGGTTTGTGTAGCAGTGTCAACAACAACTACTCCTCCTGCATCAGGGAAGGAAACTGTGCGGTCAGCAGTTGGTTCGCCACCTGCAAGAGTAAGTTCAAAATCATCAGCAGTAGAACCTTCAAAAACAATTGAACTTAAAACTCCAAGGCTAGTAATATCTGATAAGTTTCCACTTGTAATAACATTACCACTTATGTCAGGAAAAGTAATTGTCCTGTCGGCAGTTGGATCTGTTATATTCAAAGTTGTTTCAAAATCATTTGCCGTTGCGCCTTCAAGAACTATTGAAGAGTCGGAAATAATAAGACCTGAAATCGTTGGATTTGAAATTGATGGGTTAGTTAAGGATGTAATTGCTGCAAAGTTACCAGTTGTAATTACAGTTCCTGTTTCATTTGGGAGAGTAATTGTCCTGTCTTCAGTTGGATCTACTACTGTAAGTGTAGTTTCATAGTCATTAGCAGTAGAACCTTCAAAAACAATTGAAGAATCTGAAAGTATAAGTTGTGAAACTACTGGACTTGTAAGAGTTTTGTTTGTAAGTGTTTCTGCACCAGAAATAGAAACAAGATCTGCATCTGCTACAGCAGTATTAAACTCAGCAAGCGTTCCTGAAACTGCGTTATTTGAAAAAGAAATAGTTTTATTAGTTAATGTTTGACTTGCATCATGAAGAACAATAGTGCCTGTGGCATCTGGAAAAGTTGCTGTACGATCTGCGGTTGGATCACCTGCAGAAATTGTAAGTTCGTGATCATTTGCAGTAGCGCCTTCCATTGTAATTGTTGAAGTAAATACTCCAATGTTAGTAATGTCTGAAAGGTTGCCAGTTGTAATAACTGTACCTGTAACGTTTGGAAGAGTAATTGTTCGGTCTGCGGTTGGGTCTGTTACTTGTAGTGTAGTTTCATAGGAGTCTGCTGTTGCACCCTCAAAAACAATGCTAGTACCAAAAGAAGGGTTTACTGTTGAGTTGGCATCAATAAAATAATCAAGATCTGCCCAGTGATTTGTTCCATCACCCATCTTAAATTTATTTGTATCTGATTCCCATCCCATTTCACCCGCATTTAATACTGGATTTGCAGAAGTCCACTGTGAAGCAGTTCCTCTGCGCTGTTGCATTCTAGTTGCCATTTACGACTCCTTATACTTAGTTATATTATAACAGATAATTAGTTAAAATTATCTATTGCTGTCCCACCATCAAAAGTTTCTTCAAACTCTGACGTGTTGTACAATCCTGCACTTACAAGAACTCCTGGTTCATTATATGCCCCACCACTAACAAAAGTACTGACGATTAAACCAGTGCCATCAATAGCGGTATCGTGAATATGGTCTTGTAATATTTCTGCATCTTCAAGTGTTGCAATTGCAAGCCACTCAGAATCATAATAAACATGCACACGTTCTGTTAATGTATCAAACCATAGTCTTCCATTAGTTGGAGAAGTAGGTGCTGTAGCACCAACAACCATTCCTGCTATTGAATCTACATAGGACTTTGTTGTTGCATGTGTGTTTTCAGTAGGAGTGGCAACTGTAACAGTTCCTCCAAAAGTACCGCCTTCGGCAACGTTAATGCCATGCTTTACTCTAAAGTCTTTGTTTATTGTTGCCACTTCTAACCTCTATTCTAGTTATGCTTCAATATAAATTTTGTGTACTTTAACAGCGGTATCTGCTGATGCACCAGTTACCTGAAGAAGAACGTTTCCACCGCTGTACACAGCGTCAGTTGTTCCTAATACTGCATTACTGATTACATCTGCATACTCTGTTAGGTAAACGTTGTTTAATCCATCTACAGTAACCAAAACTTCAATCACTTCAATATCATTACCTTTTTTCATTTGTACGATATATTTAGCACTTGAGTATGTTGTTGCTGACCATGTATCAATTGTTGTTGCTGAGTCTGAAGCGGTAGCAAGAGCAGAACCCATAAGAGCATCTGGAAGAGCAATACTTGTCGCTGCTGCTGCACCAAGGGTTGGTGTAGTAAAGGTTGGACTATTAGTAAATGCTACTGTTCCAGAGCCTGCTTCATCGGTTAATGCTGATGCAAGGTTTGCAGAAGATGGAGTTTCAAGGAATGTTGCAATTCCTGCTCCAAGTGATGTGATTCCAGTACCACCGTTAGCAACAGGAAGTGTTCCTGTAACGCTAGAAGTTAGGGAAACATTTGTAATAGTGTTTGCTGAACCACTAATTGACTTGTTTGTAAGTGTCTGAGTTCCATCGTTTGTTGTTACAGTTGAATCAATGTCAAGAGTGTTTCCAGTCTTGTCTAATCCTGTACCCGCAATAATTTGTCCCAAACCAGTAAACTGAGTAAAAGTAAGTGCTGTGGTACCAATTGTAATTGAGCCATTGTTAGTTAATGTATAACCTTGATCAGCGTTTACAGTTCCTTCTTCTACGAATACCGCAAAATTTGAAGTAAGTTCAGAGCCTGCATCTGCATCAGTTGAACGATCTGGAGCACCAGATGCCTTAACTACATAGATACCATTTTCTGAACCAGTTGACTGATTCTTAACAAGAACACGGTCACCTGTAGCAAGGGTTACTCCGTCAAGAGTATCTCCATTTTCTAGATCAGATGCGAGTGTTACTGCTGCAGTTGTTGCTGCACGTACTGATGCTTTCCAATCAATACCCTGTGCTGCTGAGTCTACATAATTCTTTGTTGCTGCATCTGTTCCATCAGTTGGTGTACCAAGACCTGTGATCTTGTTTGTACCCATTGCAATTGCACCAGTCATTGTGCCACCAGCAAGTGCTAACTTAGCAGCAAGATCTGTTGTAAGATTTGCAATCTTAGACTGAGCGATTGCAGCAGCAGAATTAATGTCTGCATCTACAATTGTATCGTTAGCAATCTTTGCTGAAGTTACTGCACCTTCTGCAATTTTTGCTTCTGTTACGTTAAGATCTTTAATTTTTGCTGTCTCTACAGAGTCTGTAGCAAGTTTAACAGCAGTTACATTTGAATCTTTAATCTTTGCTGTCTCTACAGAATCTGTAGCAAGTTTTGCTGCAGTTACTGCGCTATTAGCAATCTCTGCTGTATCAACTGCTGAATCTGCAATTTTAGCGTTTGTAACTGAGTTTGAAGCAAGTTTTGCATCTGTTACGTTTGCATCAAGAATCTTTGCAGTTGTAACTGAATCTGCAGCCAATTTTGCTGCTGTTACGTTAGAGTCAACAATCTTTGCTGTTTCTACAGAATCTGCAGCAAGTTTAGCAGCAGTTACATTTGCATCTTTAATCTTTGCTGTCTCTACAGAGTCTGTAGCAAGTTTTGCTGCAGTTACGTTTGCGTCTGTAATTTTTACGGTAGTTACTGAATCTGAAGCAAGCATTGTTGCTGTAACTGTACCAGTATCACCAGATGTAACTACGGTACCTGATACGTTAGGGAGTGTAATTGTACGATCTGCTGTTGGGTCTGCAACTGTAAGAGTTGTCTCGTAGTCATCTGCTGTTGCGCCTTCAAAGGTAATTGATGTATCAAATACACCAACTGCTGCAGGGTTTGACCATTGAACGCCATATGTTGCTCCTGACGCTGCTGTAAGGACTTGCCCATCTGTTCCAATGCCAAGACGTGCTACTGCATCGTCTGCACTACCTACTAATAAATCACCTTTAGCATCAATTGTGCCTGCTGTGATTATGTTCTTTCCATTAACGGTCGCAGTTGATCCCTCAACTATCAGTCCCGATTTTACTCTAAAGTCTTTTGTTACTGTTGCCATCTTTTATCTCCTTAGTTAGGCCTTTAATCCCATACGCATGTAGCGCAGAGTTATAGGTGTATTTCCCCCCACAGGAACCACAGTTAGTGAAACTGTGTCCCCAGCCTTTGAAACAGAGATGGTGCCAATATTCCCATCATTTTCAATAGTGCCATATTGACTAACAGATACATCTGATCCATCATTCAATATTGTTAATTCTGTAACAGCGTACTTATTTGCACCGCCTGCTACATGCTTGAGTGAGATCATATATTTCATTGATCTAAACTCGCTTGATGCAAAACTATCAAATACTGTTGAGTTTTCAATTCCATTAATTGTTAACTCATTATTGCCGTCTGATCCAAGATCGGTAGACCTAGCAGAAGTACTATCAATTAAATCTATATAGTTTTCTTCTGTTGGTCTATCGCCTGTCTGAAACAGGGCCTTTACGTTGGTGGTTGATATCTTTGCCATAAGGTTATTATATCATTATGTTAAAGAATATAGTTATTAATTCCAATTATTTGAAGTCCAATTCCAGGTACACCTGAGTATGCTGCTGGTATTCCAATATTTGTAAACATAACTCTAAAAGGCAAAACTTCTTGTATCTTTGTAAGCCTTACAAAACCACTTATATTACTTTTAGGATAACCTATCCTAGAAATTGTTTCTGATCTTTTTTCAGATAAATCTATTATTGCTACGGAAGCCATTATGACTCATCGCTGTTTGTAACATCTTCAATAACTGTTAATATACCACGAGCAACTGTCCATACCCTGCTGGCATCCCTTAATTCAATATCAAAAATATCTCCAGTGTTTAAACTTTTTGATTGAGCAGATGTTAGAGAAACTGTAAATTCTCCATCGCCATCTTCTGCTGTGGCAATAGGAGTAAGAATCAAAACTCCTGCTGGATCAGCATCATTTAAATTACCCGCAATTGCTGGTCTTTTAATTTCCATTTCAATTGTCCAGTCTTCAATCACTAGGGGATCTTTATTATCATCTGTTACATATACCCGAAATGCTGATGTGTCGCCCTTTACAATCGTCCAGTTGACCGTAGGAGGTGCAGAACCAATTGAATAAGAGCCTAAACCTTGATCTCTAAAAGTAGCCATAATCTTATTATTATACCACTAACTAAAGTAATATTTTAAATATTTTTATATTTTATTGTTTAACTTGACCAAAAGGGCAAATTGATGTTATAATTAATACATGCTACCAGTAGGTAGCATTTGTTCTCTAGGAGGTATTCTACAATGAGAGAAGCAAATGTTTGGCTAGGGGTATTAACGTTGGTTATTTGCAGTACCGTTTTTTCGGCTACCGCAAATGCAACAAATGAAAACAACTTACTAATTAAAAGTTCTATAGATTCCTCTGCCACCCCCAAGGTGGCTTTTTTGGTTTCTAAAGAAAAAATATTAGAAAAGTATAAAAATGCTCATAATTTAAGTGATGGGCAGTTAATTGAATTATTAAAGGCTGTAGGGTTTGAAGGAAAGGCTTTAAGATCTGCTTGTGCAATTGCTATGGCTGAGACTAATGCTAGACCACATGCCTTTAACGGTAATTCTAATACTGGAGATAGTTCTTATGGCATGTTTCAAATAAACATGATAGGGAACTTAGGTCCAGATCGTAGAGAGAAGTTTGATTTAGAGTCAAACTCTGAACTATTTAATCCAGTTAAAAACGCACAAATAACACATCATATGACTAAAGGCGGTACAGACTGGTCCTCATGGACTACTCTAAATGGATCACGGTATCAGGAATGGTATAACAAGTATCCATGTAAGTAGCAGTTAATAAAATTACCCCCTTGGATTTTTTCCTTGGGGGTTTTTTTATATCATTTATTAGCCCAGAGGACCAAAACTTGGCGGAACGAATCTTGGGAAGAATGGGAAGAACGGGAAGAACGGTGGGAAGAACGGGAAGAACGGTGGAAAGAATGGGAAGAACGGTGGGAAGAACGGGAAGAACGGTGGAAAGAATGGGAAGAACGGTGGGAAGAATGGACCAAATGATGGGAAAAACGGCGGGGTAGTAACACTATTTGATGGATCTGATATTGAAGAGTTTCCAATTGCATTTGTAGCATAAACAGTATATGTTTGTGATGTATTTCCTTCTTGAGCAACTACAACTGATAGCGTTGTTCCACTAACTGTTGCAGTTTTGCCATCAGATGATGCCCAAGTGTATCCAGTAATTGTACTTCCACCATTTGCTGGAGCAACCCAGGTAACGGTATCAGCATCTGCTGCAGTTGTTACGGTTGGTGCTGCTGGTTTTGCTGGAACGGAAGTTTCTGTAACAACTACTCCAGGACTTGCAGAACTAGATAAACTATTTCCATTAGCATTAGTTGCAACAATAGTAAAAGTATAAGACTGTCCACCCAAAAATGATCCAGTCGCTGTTAATGGGCTAGTTGTTCCAGCACTAGTAGTTATTGAAATAGATGGAGAAGAGGTTATTGTGTACCCTGTAATATTACTTCCACCACTTTCTGGCGGTGTAAAAGTTAAACTTGCTACAGTATTGCTAATCTTAGTTGCTACACCAATAACTGGTGCATCTGGAACAGTAGTTGCTGTAATTGAGTTTGAGGCTATGCTTGGTAAATAAGAACTTCCCAATGCACTATTTCCTACCGATGTAAAAGTATAAGATGTATTAGATTGTAGCCCTGTAACCGTTAATGGAGAAGATCCAGTAGCAGTGAATGATCCTGGACTTGATGTTACAGTATAACTTGTTGCTGGTCCACCTGTTGTGGGTGCAGCCAAAGTAATTGTTGCAGATCCATTATTAAAAGGACGAGATGTTCCGACATCAGTTGCAGTTGGAATTGCACCATCTGGAATATCATTAATTGGTGTGGTATATTGTAACTTTTTTGATGTTAATGATTGTAGAGATGCCTTTGAAATTGTCATTATTCTTAAACAAGTTCAGATCCATATGCCGCAAAAGACATATTTGAAGTTGAGGCATAAACTAATACTTTGTCTGAAGCAGCAAGGGTTATTCCCATAGTTAAAACAATAGTATCGTTTGCAGCAATAGTTGTTCCGTAAACTAAATAATGTTTGGCAGCAGTTGTAGCATCTGCAGAAGGCCTTACTGCAATTCTAAAGGTAGCAGATGTTGCAGCCTGATTACAAATTGCAATACTTGAAACTACCGATTGCGTAGAAGATGGAACAGTATAAAGAGTTGTCTCTGTTGTTGCAGAAGGTCCTGACTGACCTAGTACTTTATATGTTGTTGGCATTTTTCCTCCTTAATACTTATTCTATCACACTAACAACCCATAAGCATAAATATGTTTGGGGTTGGATCTGAGTCGGCTGCTACTTGTACCCAAGCAGATCCGCTGTAATATTGAAGTTGATTTATTGTATTGCCACTGGCATCTTGACGGACAAATGCAAGCGTTCCTGAAGTAGGTGATGGAATTGCTGAATTTCTTGCTGCTGGGTTGAGATAATTATTTATACCTTTTTTTGCAATAAAAATGTCTGATGTTGTAAATGATGAAAGGTGATTATGTGTTCCAGACCATTCAAAAGTTCCAGATGTGTCAGTTTTACCAGAAATGGCATACCATTTATCATCTGCTACGTTATAGATATACCCTGGCTTTCCATCTTCATCAAAAGTTGTTGGCATTAGATCACCTGATCAAAAGTGCTAGTGTCGCTATTATAAACATACATTTCAAGTGGGCTTGAACCTTTTTTAATCCAGATAACTCCATTTGCTAATCCAGTTGTTGGTTCTGTTGTTGTATAAACAGATGTTGCAGAAATATAACCAACCTGAGCAGGAGCATCTTTGTCTACCCAAATGTATCCATCTGGAATTGTGTCAGAAAATGCTGTAAATGCTGCGGAGGTAGGAGCAGTTGTAGTTACTCTTGAACTATCTCTTGCTGCTAATTCTAATGCAACCTGATCATCTATCTGGTTTTGTAAATCATTAACAGTATAAGCAATAGATGGATTTAGTAGATTTTCTGGATTGTTTTCTGCTGTATCAAAAGTGTATGATCCATAGTGATATGCTTTAAGTGCATCCTGAATATTAGCATCATCAATTAATGCTGGAATCTTTGTTGGAACTAAGTTTCCTATGTTTTCTACAGCCATTTGGGTCTCACCTCTTTTAAGATTATACCATTTTTATTAAACTATAGAAATAAACAGATGAACTGTTTTATTTCCATCAAGTGCTGACCAACTACCACCGCTATATTGAACTGCGTCAAAATTTATTACTAGGTTTGTTCCAGCCCCTGCCAAAGCAGGAATTTCCATTGATGAAGCAATTGGATTTGCCCCTTCAATGCGAAACTGAACATTAAAATTTAAAGCGGTAAGTGGTGAACCACTAACTGTTACGATGTTTGATATTGGAATAGTAATTGATCCTGCTCCAGATGTAAAAGCAATTGTTTCTACAGAAGAGTAAATTGCTGGACTTACTTTTAAAACTTGAACCCAAGTATTTCCACCTGCTTGAGAAATGTACTGATACATATATCCATAGTTTTCTCCTGGTGCTGTATTAATATACATATCATTTAAAATTAAAGTGTTTCCAAATAAAATACCACTTGATGTTAGTGTGTTAGGCTCTCCAGAACCAACAATAAATTTGCTACCACGAGTTCCTTGTGGACCAATATCAACCAATAAGTCAATTGACTCTGGAGGTCCTATAACTACAACATCGTCGGTATTAAGTAATACATCAACCATTATGAATCATCTGCTCCAGTTACATCTTCTGTTACAGTAATTGTTCCAGTTAAAAGTGTAAAAACGTGTGTTGCACCAGAATCTATTTGTACATCATAAACATATGTTCCACCAGCAAGGCTTTCTCCAGCACCTGGCAAAATTGTACAAGTCACAGTGTCTGCAGAACCATCAACAACAGCCTGCATTTCGTATTGAGTTTTGTTTTCTCCTCTTGCATTAGCAACAAAAAAATCTGCGTTATAGCCTGTTAAATCAAAAGCCCCACCGTTTGCAGTTTTTGGACGGATTACAAATTCATACCTATCACCACGGTAGTAATTAAAATTATATGTGCCTGGAAATGCCATTATTCCTCCTGTTTAATTATACCACTATGATACTGATATATATATACCTTTTAAAATAAAAGAACCCTCATTGTCAGTTCTAATTTGAGGGGTTCCTCCATAGTTTTTAATTTTGTCGTTATTGATAAAAATGGTTTGAGAATATGATAAATCGTATTGATATTGATATTTTAGCAATCCGACATATCCTATAGGAGATAACTCTTCGTCTCTTAAAAGAGTTCTTATCCAAACCTCTGTATTGCTTGTGTACGTTTCTAAAGAAAAGTCATATCTAACTTCTACTTTTGATCCTACTTTAAGTGTTTTAAAATTAATGTTTTTTGCTACTTCGTTTAATAAAGAGACCGATTTATTTGGAAGATAGGTTTCAATAGTTTGATCTTTATCTACATTTAAGAAAAAAGAAACCCATCCGTCTTCTCCTCTTTCTGGACCAACTTTATATATTTCTGTATCATTTCCAGTATAATATGCCCAACCAGGATACTGCCCAGATGGGCTGTCATATCCTTCTGCACCCTTGCCTGGGTCACCCTTTTCTCCTTTTGGACCTTGAATCCCTTGGGAACCTTTTTCACCCCTATCTCCTTTTGGCCCCTGTGGTCCTTGTGGACCAGTTAATCCCGTTTCGCCTCTTTCTCCTTTAATTCCAGGAACGGCAATATACTCAACAGATTTTGTCTGCTCTACGGTTTCGTTATATTTTTTCTTTTTACTTGGAAACTCCATGCTCTTTGTCATGTTGACCAAGCCTTACTTTATTTTTGTCTTAAAGACCTTTTTACCAATTTTAACAATTGGTGGAATTTTTGTGTTTGTAGTAGAAATTTTTACAACTGGCATTATAAACTTCCTCCAGGGGTTACATTTCCAAGCACACAAATTGTTCCGATTACTGGAGTCCAGATTGTGTCTACTTCTCCACTACCGCCAGGAATTGTAACCTGAAGGTCAAACTTTAGTTCTGATACTACGGATTTATATTGAGTTCCCCAGTTGGTAGCGATATTTGCAGGTATAGAAATAATTGCATATCCATCTTCCTCTGTTACTGTAAGTTCATCAAGAACTTCCCCTGTAGGATCATAGGCTGTAGATAGGTATGTCCAGCCATCAGTGTCGTAAGCGGTTATTTCGTCATCTTCAAAAAATTCTACCTTTAAGGTCGCATCATTTCCACGGACTACGGTCCACTGAATGTTTGCTGGCGAAGCGCCATATTTTTCTATTGTAGGAGCACACATGATAATTGATTATACCATTAAATAAAACTGGACACCTAGACGCAGTGGGGTGGGGTAGTATCTAGGTGCCAGCACAAAAATTATAACATTATATTATCATAAAACGGACATATTATAACAAAAAGTTATAAACCAGACATTAAAGAAATTGTTATACAATCGTTATAATCATTTTTGCATAAACTGTAAAAATCCAGAGTATTAACGTGTATACTTAAAAATATAAAGAAAAGAATAACTAGCAAGTAAGGTTTTAAAGTATCTTATATATTATATATAAAGAATTATTTTTTAGAATGATCTTTAAAATGTTCAAGCAAAAGGTCAAATAATTTGTCAGTTTTTTCCTCTAGGCGATTAACGGAATCTTTTAAACTGGAGCCTGAATTGGGCTTAAGTTCGTTTAAATAATGTTTTACGAGCCAACGAATTCCACCAGCAACAATAGTTACAATAGTAAGAAGAGTTAAAGTTAGCGCTGCCCAATCTTGAGGTGACATAAGATAAATTATATCATCATATGAGATTAAATTTCGGCGGGAATTAACAAAGCCGAAAATAGAGATACCAAACCACTATAAGACATGATACGTGTGACACACACACTAATGTCTAACTGGATGTAATATCTATGTTTGCTTTATATCCCGATATGAGTTATACTTAGATGTGCTAGATAACATTAAGCAAATCCTAATTGAAGGTTTGACAAGTAAACTAAAAATACATCATTCAGTTTATCGTCTTCCTTGCACTAGTGAGTTTCTAGAAGAACTTATTGCTAACACCTTTACAGAGAATGGCCTAATAAACGACTGGCAGCCCAATAGAAGCCATAGCATCAGCGTTGACATGTCTTTAGAATCAGGCGAAAGTTTCTCCGTTAAATCTGGCGTATACGCAAATAACACACTAACTTTTTCTGGATCAAGACTAGGAAAATATCAAACCTTAGATGCCATGATATCTAGCGTAGTGGATAATAGTGCTGATTACTATGTGTGTCTTGCTAAGAGCGACCAGGATTGGTCTCCTGTCCCCGCCGAAAATGAAAAGAAGGTTTATTATCTATTTATTTTTGATGCTAAAACCTTGATATACGATAGTGGGGTTTGGAATAAAGTTCAAACCAAGTCTGGAGGATATAACTACGTTATGGAATCTATAGGTATGTCTGCTAGAATTAATACCAGTATGTCGTCACAGTTGTGGACCAGCGTAAATGAATCGCTTATTGGATCCCCGACAAAACTTGACATACAATAATCTATTTGCTATAATTAATAAAACGAAACTAAGGAGTGGGAAATGACAAAAGACGAAGTTGTAAAGTTTATGCTAGATAGCATCAATAAGGATAATCTTGAAATGTGTGAAAAGTTGAATATGTCAGAAGAGCAGATTAAGAAGTCTATGGCAGATAGTCAACAAGGGTTGAACCTTATAGTGACAAACTTGTATGACAGAATGAAACAACAAAATTTAATTGTTTAAATTAAAGTAAATTACTCTTCAGTAGATGGTGTATCGTCTACAGGTGTTGTGTCATCTACAGATGGTGTGTCATCTACAGATGGTGTGTCATCTACAGATGGTGTATCGTCCAATAAAAAAGAATTTACTCCTGGCATTGACGAATGGCCATTTGTACAGGTGCATCCTTTGCAGCATAGGAAAAGTTCTTCAGTCATATTAATATTATAGCATCTTTTTTATTATTGTGATTACTTTCAGATTTACAAGAACAGCCATTGCAGCAAAATTCTTGAAAAACCTTTAATGCCAAACCATCGTTTACGGGCTTCTCGTTCCAGATAGATGATTCAAGATTATCTAGAAAGCCCATAGCGCTACCAAACCAATTATGATTATAGACAAGACTATTCGTTGTGTCATTAGTTACTCGCTTTCCTTTATGTATGGCTTTAATATATCCCAGTGACCTTTAGGATTACCCTGATATGTTTGGCCAGTTTCTCTATCTATCAATAACCATTTTTCAGGTCTCTTTGTCTTTACCGTCAAAATTATTGCTTCATCAAAAACCTTGTATTGGGTCATGAGGATAGCGCCATAGTAAAATGTTTTTTGCATACATCAATGATCTTATGCTCATATGGTTGCAGGTAAAGGCTATCCTCTTCACAAAAATAACATTTTTTCACTTTAGGATCCATATGTTCATTTTACCATACCTACTTTAGAAAATCTGAAAAATTTCATTTTTACTAAAATCTGAATATTTTTCTTAGATGTATGATATGTAATTTTAAAAATAAAAAATAAAAAAAATAGTGAGCACACTACTCTGGACAGTGTGCCCTAGCAGCCTATGCTACTTATCTATCTTTTCTAAGTAAATGAATAGAATAGGATAATGCAATAGAGCCAAGCAATAACCATGTTGGTATTTGAATAGATAACTCTATGCTATCAACATATACCGCAAAGAACTCATAATCTAAATACATCTCCACTATGCGACCTGCTCAATCTCATGAACAAGATACTCAAACTTTAGAGGTGGCTTACCTTCATTTAGTTCATCAATTAGAGCGATGATCTCTTTCATGCTCTTAGCGGTTAGGCGACCTTTCATAATACTACCCTGCCAAATTGTGTAAGTGATTTTCATTTAGTTATTCTCCTCTTCAATTCCAAACATTTCTACTAACGCCTTGTTAGCATTTTGTAAAGCCTCTATGGCTTCGTTAATCTTATCCATGTTAGCGGTAGTCATTAGTTGCTACCTCCAAATACTGCGCCAGCGATAGCAATTAGAGTTATCGTAGCAAGCACGATAGGCAAAACTATGTGAGGGTAATCCTCTACCCAATCAAAAAACAACATTAGCGACCACCTGCCAATAGATAGGCTTTAGCGTTATCAAAACCCATTTCGTTTAACAACTGAGCAGCACGTGTAATGCTAATCTCTGGTTGAGGATTGTTGATAGATAATGCGGAAGAACCAAACTCTTCTGCTATTTCGTTATATATAGTGTTCATATTTAGTGAACCTTTCTTTTAATGCGGTTAGTATTTCTAACCTTTTCCTTGCCTAGAATTATTTGCCTACTTAGTAGGGCTCATCTAGGATTTATCCTTATTTAGTTTTTTCTTACTCCGTAAGTCTAACACATATACCCTGAAAAGTCAAGACGACACGCCGTCTTTTCTATGTGATATAGGTCACTTATTTGCTAGGCTCACCCTCTTGTTGAGGTTTATTCGCTAGGCTCGTGACCTGCTTCTTTATTTAATTTGTATAATGGAATTATAGCAGGTATAAGCCCAAAAGTCAAGACGACACGCCGTGAATAACACCATTGTAATTAGTGATTTACACCACATGGGGCCCCGAGGGCCTGTGGATAACCTGTGGATTGTTGTTCATCTGTTGTTCATCTTCAAAACCTACGACACGCCGTCAAAATGTCAGTGGTGCCTGTTATAATAATAGTATAAAGAAAGTTAAGGAAAGTCCTTAAACTAGAAAGGAATTCAAATGAATTCAACAATTACTAAGTGCGTAAAGCACACACCTCTTGAGAGTGCTATCTCATTTTATAATGATGTTCGCTATACGCTATGCGTAGAGTGCGACTCTAATATTGACTCTTTTTGGATTGACGCTGAAAGCGACCGCTTAGGTCGTTGGTCAAGTTGGTCATTAACAAAATGACCTATTTTGCTAAATGTTTAATCTGCGATAGCGAAATGTTCGCTATTTCAGAATCAGAATTCTATGAGAACAAATATACTTGTTCAGATTGTTGGGAATAAAAATGTTAAAAGAAATAAAAAATAAAATAATTCGTATTCAAGAATTGCGTCGTAGTAATGCTGCGACTGCAATCCCAAATAAGAAAAAATATTCTAGAAAAATAAAACATAAAAATAAATTGCAATAAAAAAACCCGAGGATCACTCGGCGCTGGCGGCGTGTCGCTTTAAGGACGATGTGAGATTTATCACAAAGTTTGAGCGTCTCAATATTTGGACTTACTGGCTAGTAAGTTGATATTTTAAGGATAATAGGATAAACTTACATAGTAAGAAAATAAAGAAAGGAAGTCCTAACTATGGGATATGTTGAAATTTTTAGACTAGATGAGCAAGGTGCTGGGTGGGTAGATTTATCTAATGCTACTCCTGACGAGTTGCTTAATCTAGAAATAGCCCTCTTTCAAGAAGGCGCTTTGTGAGATAACTCACACTTCAACCCTTGCTGATATGGGTCAAAATGTCAGTGCTTAATGATAGGATAGTCTTATCAATAAAAAAAGAAAGGTGGTCAGAAATGACTTACACTATAACACTAGAAACCTTTAATGGTTCTGTAAAAAAAATCAGCGTTCCTTCAAAGGGTGCTGTATCTCAATTCATCAACGAATACCCAAAGGCTTTGCCTGTTGGTATCTCTGTTAAAATGTCTTGCGACGCTCTTGGCGTTCGTGGAACACTTAGAGGAAAGGCGTTAGCATAATGATAAATTCCGTAATGTCTTTTGATTGTGATGAGTGTAATGGAGCAGGTCTCATCTTTTGGGGTAATGACCTTGACTATGATGTTGAAAAATGCGAGTGTGAAAATTTTACACTTGGCACACTATTTACTAGCGGAGAGGCTAACTAATGATAAAACTAAACCACTCAATAAAATTCGTAACTGAAATTGATGAAAACAAAATGCCTGACGAGTTGTTAAGCCGTTTTGTAAACCTTAGCGAACTTGAAATGGAATTGTTATTGCGTAGCACTCTTACCGCAGCGTTAATTGACCTTGATGTTTTGGATAGAATGAACGCAGGCAACTCTTGGGCTACTTTAAAGTTGGCTGAATAATGACTAGAAAAGACTATATTCAAACCGCAAATATTTTAAAAAGTTTTGTAGATGAAATTCCGCAAACTACTTATGAGGATTTAGTAGATACTTTTGCTGATTGGTTTAAATCAGATAACGAAAACTTTGATTTCGCAAGATTTGAAAAGGCTTGCGGTATTGATGAAATTGGTTTAATTCCTGTTGGTTCTGAAATGTTTAAAGTATAAATAGAAATCCTGGACACGATCTAAAACTGTCCGAACATCTGTTCTAAAACCCGAGGCGTTATCCACAGGTTATCCACAGGGTGATCTTTTAAGATGTGATTAAAATCACCCAGATTGAGCGTCTTACTATTTGGAATTACCCGCCAGTAATTTGATATTTTATGTCTAATAGAATAGACTTACAGAGTAAGAAAAATTAAATAGTTTAAGAATTACGGCGTGTCAGTTATGAATTGTCAGCCTTATCTGCTAAGATTATTTTATATAAACAAAAAGAAAGAAGGTCTGCCAATGGCTACCAAACTATACACAATACAAGACTTACTAATTGGTAAGGAATACCGCTCACGAAATCGCCACTTTGAGGGTGAAATTATTTCTGCTGAGCATCGCCCAGAAGTTTACTATGGCGAAAAAACTGAAGCCTATTTAATTGGAATAGATTATCGTGGCTCAATAAAAACTCAATACGCAACTATTGCGGTTAAGGTAGGTGAATAATATGGGAAATATATTTGATGAAATTGGAGATTGCTACACTTGCTACGATAGTGGAGTAATTGTAGAAAGCGATATGATAACTGAATTTTGTGGTGATTGCGAAAAAGGTCAGCACTTGTTTAGTGAATTTGAAATTTGGCATAATGAAAACGAAATAAAGGAGAATGCATAATGGAATACTTATACTCAGTAACGGCTACCTATGACGGAGATAGGTCGCCTCATTGGATTGGTCGCTATGATAATGCACTTGACGCAGTTAGTGAATTTAATAAATTTACAGACTATGGATTTGCTAGTGAATATGCAACAATTAACTTGTCAGAGCCTTCAGGTAAGATGCATACTAAGATATTTTATGCTAATGGAAACGTAGGGGGAAAATAATATGGGAAGCGTAACAGCAATTGGATTAGCAGATACAACGCTAGACTTAGAAACACAATTACTTTATCACCTAAAAGGTAATCATTATCCACCAGTGCCAACAGAAATGGTTCAGCCTTGCATTGAAGCAATTGACGCTTACTATGATGAGGACTATTCACGAATGATAGATATGCCAATGGTTGGTGATTTTCAGATTACCTACAAAGGTAGTAAGCAAGCACCAGCAAGCGCAATTGTAAGTCAGCACCACCTAGAGTGGTTCATTAACCCAGCAAGCGAGGATTTATATGAGTAAAACCTTACAAGAAAAACTAGATGCAACGGCTCTTTCATTAGAGCCAATTCTTTGGGATCTGCTTAGTGAAATTGAGGCTGAATAAATGGCTGCTACAATAATGCACATGGAGTATGTTAAGGTAGATATTTTAACTTCAAATCAATTAGAAGTTGATGATTTAATTTTAGTTGACGATGAAATTGTATCTATTGTTGAAATTATTTCATTACCTGATGGATACACTTTAGAAATTATAAATGATTTTGGTGAAAGAGAAACAATTCAAGTTGGTGAATACCAAAAGTTTTATTTAATGATGTTGCAATAGGAAACGCCCGAGGGCGATTTGTCCGATTTATACTAATTAAGACAACTTGATATTTTTCCCATATTCTGCTACAATTTTTATATGACTACACCACAACTAAAACGCTCCAACGATAGAAAGGTGACTAACCTTGTCACAAAAAATGGAAAACAATCAGCCCTTGCCAACACTTTCGGTTTACCTGCTGGAAAAGATTTCTCGTGCCCTGGTGCCACTAGTGTTTGTGAAAGCGTTTGCTACGCAGGAAAACTTGAAAGACTATTCCCAACAGTAAAAAAGAATTTACTCCATAACTGGGATTTACTTCGCAATGCAGATATGGAAACAATGCTTGTTCTATTGGATGAGATGATTGTTGATTTCATAAATGATTGCAATAAGAAAAACGCTCCTAAACTATTCCGCATTCACTGGGATGGCGACTTCTTTAGTGATACTTATACTAATGCTTGGAAAACAGTCATCACTAATCATCCTGAAATTCAATTCTGGGTATATACTCGTGTTAGATCTGCCGCCCTCATACTAAACGGAATAGATAATCTATCTTTATACTATTCAACAGATAGTGAGAATAAGGCTATAGGTGTTGATCTTAAAATTAATAATGGTGTTCGCCTTGCATACCTTGCCAAAAATTTTGCAATAGGTCAAGCAGATATGAAAGAGTTAACCAACAGGCCTGGGGCTAAGTGTCCTGAAAACTTAAAGGCAATTCCCCTAATATCAAATGCAGGCTCCGCTTGCGTATCTTGCGGATTGTGTGTATACTCAAAGAGCGACATAGTATTCTCATCGTCTAAAAAATAGGGGTAATTGTGGAAATAGCAATTCTAACTATCTTATTTATCATGCTACTCAGCGCAGGTCTTGGGCATAAGTAATGTCCGATTTGTCCTAATGTGATGTATCTCACAAGAATAATCATCTCAAAATGTGAGAAATGTCAGAAATAACTTGATAATGTCAGTAGGAAATGTTATAGTTAATATATCAACCAAACGAAAGGAAACACAATGTCAGTATCAAACGCAATCTACAAAGTAGGAGATACCTACACAAGCCAAAAGTCAAAGGCAACAGGAACAATTACAGAAATCGTGCCACAGGCAAATGGTAATGTTCGTGTTAAGTTAGATGTTAATGGCTCAACTCGCTGGACAACTTGGACAGCAAAGTCATAACCTTAGCCTAGTGGCTAAATGTCCTGAGCATGACAACTAAAACTGCTCAACTTAATGTCAGACCCACCCCCTATACTATAAATAACCCATCAAAGAAAAGAGAAAAATAAATGGCAAGAGGCAAAGCAATATCAGTAAAGATACCTACACAAAGAGTTATCACCGCACTAGAAGCCTCTCTAGCAAAACTAGAGAAGGACTACGCAACACAAGGCGAGAACGAAGCAAAGCACCTAAAGGCTTATGAGGCTTGGAAAAAAGAGTTATTTACTTTCGCTATCGCTAATATAGATAAGGCTGAAAATGTGCGAACTAACTATCGTCAATGGTCAAACAACCTTAATGTTGATTTTGACTTAACAGTTAAGGAGGGCAACTTTCCTGCTGAACCTCAGAAAGATTTTGAGGTAATTCATACTCACACTTACAACGAACAAAAAGAGGAAATCTCTAACGCAATTCGTATTCTTAAAATGACAGATGAGGAAACAGTTAATACCTCAACTTACAATGCGGTTGCTCGTTATCTATAATTCCTAAACGGAAAAAGTCCTGAGCATGACTACTAAAACTGCTCACCAAACCACCATAAACGAAAGGCAATACAAATGACACTAGGCGGATACACATACCAAATCGGTGATTTATTCACCACAAGCAAAACTGGCGTAACAGGTAGAATTGTAAAGTTCTCACCTATTAACTCTAAACTAACTCGTATCTCTTTACAGTTAGCAAATGGTTCTCGTCGTCTTGCTATGGTAAGCACGACTAAATAATAAAAAATCCTGAGCATGATTTCAAACTGCTCACCTTTTAATTTCCCCGCAAAGCGGGCCCGAGGCAACGTGATCTAAATCACATTTTATCCTTTAAGATAGTTTAAGATTAAGTTGCATTTGTCAGTAGTCCCTGTTAGAATTATATTATAATCAAACAGAAAGAGGCCCCAAATGTCAACCAATATCAGTGACGCAGTAACAATTGATAAACTAGAAGTTCCTTACAACCCCAACCTTCTTGTAACATATAAAGCAATTGCAGGAACATATGCTGCTCCTGAAGAACCAACGTATTTAACATCCAAGGTAACAGACCTTGAATGGGAACTCCATAGTGCACGTGCTCGTGAAGAATCTTTGCGTAGCATTCAAGGAACAATAAGTCAACTTGAAGACAGCATTGTAGAATGGTATGACCCTAACTATTCTAAAGAAGAAGTTCTTGTAGCGCTATGCGAACTCTTTGGTATTAATCCAGTCAAGGAAATTGAAGTGCAGGGAACTGTTACATTCAGTGGAACAATCAGCGTCCCAATGTCAGAAATTGCTGACTTTGATTTAAGCAATGTTTCAATTGAAGCAGAACTTAATTCATATGACTATGATGCAGATTTAACTGTAGACGAAGTCCAATTAGAGGACCACTACTAAATTTGGTAGGGGGCTATCAAAGATCCTGGCCATGATTTAAAACTGGCCCACAAAAAATCTCGGGGCGCCCCAAATGTCCGATTTATCCGATTTAAGAGGATTAAAGTATTTTCCCTAATCTTGGCTTGCATTTGTCAGCCCATCCTGTTATACTTAAAATAACAACAAAAGAAAGAAGGAAATCGTGGCTCACGACTTAGAAACACAAAACGGCGTTGCATCTTTTGCATCATTCCGTGAACCTGCATGGCATAATCTAGGCACAGTATTTGATACTGAAAAAAATACAAGCGAAATGCTTATTGCTGCTAACTTAAATAACTGGAATGTTAGATTAGATGAATTAACAATTCCATCTAATATGACATCAGATAAAAACTATCAATATGTCGTTCGCACAAACCCTACTGATAAATCTCAAACTGATGTTTTGGGAATTGTTGGTGAGCGTTATGTTCCACTACAAAATGAAGAGTTATTTGCTTTTGGTGATAACATTCTAGATGGTGGTGGACGATGGGAAACTGCTGGTTCAATCAGTGGTGGGCGTGTAGTGTTTGGCTCTCTTGCTTTAGAGCGTGAAACAATTCTAGACCCTAGCGGTGTTGCAGATAAGGTCAAAACTTATTTACTTATTAACACATCACACGATGGTTCAATCGCTATTCAAGCAAGCATCACACCTGTTCGTGTTGTGTGCGCTAACACTCTCAATGTTGCACTTAACCGCACTAAGAAAAAAGATGGCGTTAAGCAATCTTTCAAAATCCGTCATACCCAAACCGCTCAAGGTAAGGTTGCCGTTGCTCGTCAAGCACTAGGCATGGCTAACTCTTACATGGACGAATTTGACAAGATGGCACATGCCATGATTGCTAAGGAAATCTCTGCACAAGATTTTAATAACATTATTCTTGCTGCATATCCTAAGCCAGAAACTGATGCTAAAGGTTCTGTTAAGAAGTGGACAAACAAGGTAGATATGATTAACGATATTTACACTGGTGAGTTTAACGGAATGATTGCTGGTAATGCGTGGGGCGCTTTCAATGCACTAACTGAACGCCTTGACTGGTATCGCACTGCTCGTGGTGTTAATACTGAAAGCATGTTTGCTGCTGCAAGTGGTTTTGACCCTGCTATTAACGCAGAAAAAAATCGTTTGCTAACTGTTGTAAAAAATGTTTTACAAGTAGCATAACAATAAAATCCTGAGCAAGATTTAAAACTGCTCTCTTGATTCCATAGATCAATTGGTTAGATCGCTACCCTGTCACGGTAGAGGTTGCGGGTTCAAGTCCCGTTGGAATCGCAAGTGGGGCCCGAGTGATATTTCTCGGGTATTGTGATTAAGAACACATAACATTTTTCCCTAAATTCTATTAAGAATAGTTGACTTATTTCCCAGTTTCAGGTAAAATTAATGTATGACCACCAAAACAAATGAAAAAACCATAGCACGACTCGTAGAGGATATCTATGAGGATAACTTCTCACACTTAGACTTTATGGATAATATGGGGGGAGATTGTGATTGTCAAATCCATTCTACCCTTAATACTATTATAAAATATTGGTAATGTCAGTGCCCTGCAATATAATGAATATATAAACCACTAACAAAGGACCCAAATGAAAATCAAAATATCAAAAGAGCACAAAGAAGAATTAGATGACCAAGCATGGCAGTTAATTTACTTTGAAGCCGCAATGTCAAATGAAGACAAAGCCCACAAAGCAACGCTAGAGCGCCTTACTGAAATTTACAAGGTTGCATATGAGGCTGGCGCTAATAGCAAATGAGACATAAACACGAATGGGAATGGACTGCCTTTTGGCACCGCTATACCTGCAAATGTGGAGCAGAACAAGAGATGTCAAAAGAACCACAAGATAATGACTTGGGGGTAGTAATATTTTAGGCTATACATACAAGGATATACAAGCCTTTGGTAATAGTTTAACTTGGGCTATTGATACCGCCAAAAACCAGGGGGATGAACAAAACTATAAACAATTACTAATAGTATGGGACTTCTTTGAGGGACTACTAGCAGAAGGGTATTTTGACTAATGAGTATTTGTTGTAATGTATATGTGACTTTCTTTGACTCTACCTTGGTTTGTAAGAAGTGTTATCAAGAACAAGATATGGAGACTTTGACTAATGGTTAGATGTAATATGTGTATGACTAAGTATGATGAATCTATTATTGAATGCTCCCCCTGCAAAACCGATGCCTACCTTATGGAGAACTATGTGGACTAAGTATGATTATCTATGCACTAATTGTGATGCTCTTTATGAGATAACTACCCTGCAAACTATCCCTGATTGCTTTGAGCCTGAGTGTGCTTGTGGATCCAAGAATGTTATTGGCCTGGGGGTATCAGACGGCAACGCCCCTATCATTACTGATGTGACGAGTATCACACCCACTGAAGTTGTAAAAATCAACTCCAACCCTTACAATTAATACATGGACCTAAACACATTACGAGAGTATATAAGAATTCACACAATATCCCTTGAACAGGATTTGCTAAATGAGGACGGTGCTGATAGCATTGTTCCTTACCTTGAAGGAGCCATTCACGTATCTAAACACTACTTGGAGGTTTTAGGTGAATAACTTTGTTGAATTAGACTATGATTCATGGGTTGACACTTATAAGCCTATCCTTAATCATATAGATACAAATGCTTCCTTTAACGGTATGATGTTTGAGACCTATGATGAGGAAGTTGAATTTGTCAAGGCACAAGATGAAAACCGTATCTGGATGTATGGTGACGGAGACGACGGTGGCTCTTTCATCTGGTCTGGCTGGGGATTTGTAAATAGAATAGGATACTTTATCACTGAGGTTCCGTGCCCACCTGATACAGATATCCAAATCAGAGTTAGCCATAACTGGTTTTACTGTGAAAATTGTCAGGCAGAGTTTGAGGACCCTGATAATACTATTAGAGATGCCTTTGATGAGCAGGATTTGGAAAAATGCCCACAATGTGCTACGATTGAAGAACTACACCTAACAGGACTGGAGACCCAAAATGCCTAAATATAATATAACCGCTTCAAGGGAAACTTACTATGAGTTTACCATTGAGGCTGATACTGAACAAGAAGCACTTGAAGAAATGAACCGCATTGAACTTAGCGAAAATGCTGAGGACTATGCCTATGACTGGTATCCACTAGAAGTAACAGACATTAAAGAAGAAGAGGAAGAATAATGGGAGCACGTTGCACATTCATATTTAAACAATCAGAGGACCTAGCAGTAGCGCTATACAGTCACTGGGGTGAAGACGGTATGTATGAAGACCTTGCCAAGGCCCTACAGCATGCTGCTCCACGTAAAGGTGATACAGAATACTACACTCGTATGGCCATTAGTTATCTATTAAAGGATTCCATTATGGACGAAACAGGGTTTGGTATCTATGCATGCAATCCTAATGACCTAGGTTTTATGGACCATCCAATATTAATTGATTTAACTAATAGCACTATAAGTCATGACTCTGTCAACCATAAAGACATTGACAGTTTTATTAATTATAATTTGCCTAGCGACGTTCTTTCCGTTGTATAGGCAGCATCAGCGAAGGTAGGGGTCACCTTTCGCTAAAGATAGGGGGAGAGCAGGTTTGTGGTGGGCTTGCTCTTCCCACACTTTTTTGATAGAATTGGGGTATGGGATTTATGCGTAGGTCTATTAGGCTGGCAGTAAGTAAAGAAGAGAAGGTTGCTAATAAGGTTATTACCTTGCTTTCTGACCTAAGCCTTGACTTAGAAGCCATAGGATTTTACCTAGCAAAAATCTCTCCTCATATTATTTATAGCAGGGCTAATGAAGTATTAGAAGCCATGCAGTATAATAAAGAAGTTGATCAATTAGATAGGGGCACTTACCATGGCAGGTAATACATTTGATAACAAGATTACTATCCTTGCTGAGTTATGGATGAACTATCGTGATGATGAAGAGTTGCAAGATTTTGTAGAGTATAACGATTTAGGTTTGCCACTTGCTTATTTCTTAATGAATGAAATTGTTTTGCCAACCCTACAATCCTCTGTCTATATAGATGAAACCTACAATCTGTTCATTGCTTCTCTTGGTGTTGAGGATAAAGAGTGGACAAGCCTTGATGAGTTGCTTGGTGGTCAGGACTAGCCCTGCGACTCGGGCCATCCTTTATCAAACCTTCAAACCTTATTTTACGAAAAGACATTAAGAACCCTTTGAAAAAAATCCCAGATCGTGGGAGATTACGAAATCTGTAGAATTTTCCAGATTCATATCAAACCTTCAAACCTTCCTATCTAACATATGGATGTATAATAGATTTATGACTCCAAAACATTTCTCTAAGACAATGTTCAGTCCTTACTTTCAATCAGAGCATTATAAGAATGAATCTCCAGAAATGATTATACAAAGGAAGATAGAGAAGAAGTTAAAATGGTTTGTTACTATACCTATAAGGGTATTACGATCTCTTTTTAAATCCCGCCGTCCCCGTCAAAAATAAAACTATTAGACATTACGGGGCGGGAAAATAAATCCCAGAATTATACAGATTATTACCATAGTTATCAAACCTTTCTAGATTTTTTCCTGGTGTTTTAAAACATTTTATAACTTTTTCGTTATGTTTTTATGGGGGATTTTGGGCTATGAAGGTTTGACAAACCATGGTTTTGAGGGTATAATGCATGTCCCATATGCAGGATAGAAAGGTTTGGGAGGTTTGGGATAGGAAGGTTTGGCCGCCAGGACATTACGACGCCATCTATAAAAACGCTCAATCATCCACTACCCTCCACTTTCCTCCACCAAGACCATATATTAAAAATATCAGTAAGATTTATTTTTATATTTTAAGCACTAAATTGCTATCAAACCACATATCACTTAGCGGTGCAAGGCTCATTAATTTTATGTGATACAAAATCACCACAAGGGCATGAACCTGTCCTACATGTGCAAGGAGTTTTGATAACTGCACCACAATTCTGACAACCATCTGGATTATCTTTTAGTCCCATAATCCTCTCCCAATTAAAGATGTCACATGTCTTATTGCTTGCATGAGCCACATATTTACCACATGGAGAAAACCCTAATGCATTATATTCAAAAGGGTTATGTCCTCTATTTCCAGTGCCTGTGCAGTTATTACGATCCATTAAATCATTATATCCTACATAAACGGGTATCAAACCTTCGTCCTGGCTCCATATGGTCAAACCTTCCTATCAGAGGATATCTGCCTATAGGGGTTTGTTATCATACTAGGGGTAATGGGGATACTTTTGACTTCCCCGCCAAAATTTGATATGATTAATATATGATATATACAAACCTTACTTGGGATGACGGGGATATTTGGAAAGGCTGGACATACAGCATTAAAAACAATCGTTACTACTTTGATGACATAGGCGATGAGTCTTTAACAGAACTTTGGTCACAGCCATTTTTGAGGCAGGCAGAGTAAGAAATATTAACCGCTATTGCCCGTGTTGGGCAGGGGAAGGTTTGATAGTTCTATTTTGCGCCGAACTTTTAGCGATAAAATTTAATTTGCCAATATGATACACTAAAACAATGTTACACCACTTTCCTAAAATTATCTGGCAAACACACAATTATAAACAAAATAATCTCCCTACACATATATCTGCGGTAGCAGCAACATGGAAAAACCTTAATCCTGGATGGGAGTATAGGTATGTAGATCATGAGCAAAGAGATGAAACCATCAGGGCATATCCAGCAATATATGAAACATATAAAAATCAAACACCAACGCATCAATCAGATATCTGGAGATTTGTAGTTACATATAATCACGGAGGATGTTATGCTGATATGGATTCTGTCTGTGTTAAGCCATTAGACTATCTCTTACAAGACATAGACCCATCTATTGAAATGGTAACTGTTCCAATAAATGGAAACCATGGCAATATCCACAATTACATTACCAAGCAAAAATCTAAACCAATGACCAAAGTTTTTGATCATATGATTAACTATCCAGAAACCCTTATAAAATCAAACGCTTGGACTGTTTTTGAACATTATGTATACTCTTATGACAAAGTCTCAAAACTATTTGTTGTTCAGACTGAGGATAATTCTTGGGAGGATCAGGCAGCAAGGCATATGGAAGACTATAAAACCAGGTTTGAGCCATCTGAGCATAAAGTAAATGACTATGGACAGATGACTAACTATCTAGATTTTATAAACCAAAATAACTTAAGGTCCACCTTATAGGATTTGTTATTACACTAAGGGTATTACGATACTCCTTCTATACCCGCCGAAATCTGGTATGATAGTTATATGTGGTGGTCGTGGGTATTAGCAGTTATCGGTGTTGCAGGCATATATTTTGTCGGCCGAAAAGACAAATGGGGATGGTTCGTTTTATTATTTAATGAGTGTTTATGGATAACCTATGCACTAATAACCGATCAATATGGCTTTATATTTTCTGCCCTTGCCTATGCAGTAGTTTATATTAGATCATATATTCATTGGTCAAAAGAACCTGTAAATGAAATACCATTATGATAATTTTAGGGGTAAGTAGGGGTCGTCATGATGGATCTGCAACATTATTAGTTGACAACAAGGTAGTCTATCATCTAGAAAGTGAAAGATTATCTAATCGTAGACATGATAGATACGCCTTTCAAGTAATACAAAAGATAAAAGATTATGTTGATCACGTAGATTATATAGTTTTAACTGGATTAGAAAAAAATCCTAAATATGCCAACGGAGATCCAGCAGATAATTTAGATCCATATACCTGTTATGTTGAAGGACTTGGAAAGAGTTTTTTTGAACATGGAGTAAAGGAAGTAGATTTTTGGGATATCCATCACGAAATTCATGCATCAACAGCATTCTATAATTCTGGATTTAGCAGGGCACTGTGTATAGTAAAAGATGGACAAGGATCTACATATAATCTTACAGGTAGTATGTTTAAAGAAAATTCTCATGGTTATGAGAATGGATCTGCTTTTATAAAGGAATATCCTGACCGTAGTTATTTAGTTAAAAAGCATATCTCTGTTGATTTTAAATTACCCCAAATACCTTTGTGGATTGATGATCGTATATATGTTACCAACTCTATGTCTGAGGGTGCTGTTTTTGAAAAAGTTTCTGAGTTGATAGGGCTTACGGTATGGGATTCTGGAAAAACAATGGGGTTATCCTCTTATGGAAAAGATAAAGAATTTAATTTTAAATTATATGAGGATAAATTAATCAATGACAAAATTTTTGGAAGAACAACTACTCTTTCAGAAATGAGATTATCAATTCCCAACTTAGAAACTTTTGAAGAAAAAGCAGACCTTGCTTATAAAATACAAAAAGAGATACAAGAACGAGTTGCAGAAGAAATTGTTGAACTCATTAAACAAACGGGAGAAAAAAATGTTTGTCTTTCTGGAGGATTTTTCTTAAACTGTGTATCTAATTATAATTTATTAAAGAAACTACCAAAAGATATTAATATTTATATTGAGCCTATGTCAACAGATAGTGGTAATTCATTAGGTGCCGCTAAACTTTTGTATCATAATTTAACACAGTCTAAAGAAATATCTAAACAAGTAAACGTATATTATGGGCCAGAGTATAAATATAAACTAAAAGATTTAAAAAATCAAAAAATTATAAAAAATGTAAGTAAAGAATATGTTGCAAGTTTGCTTGCTAATAAAAAAATTGTTGCTTTATATCAAGGAAAGTCAGAGGCTGGACACAGGGCTTTGGGAAATAGAAGTATTCTTTATGATCCAAGAGATATAAATGGAAAAGATCATGTAAACATTGTAAAGAAAAGAGAATTTTTTAGGCCATTTGCTGGAACAGTTATGGAAGAATATGCTCAGGATTGGTTTGATATGGAAAGATTAAAAGATTCAAAATTTATGATGTATGCAGTTAATGTATTAAAAGATAAACAAACAATTATTCCAGCAATAACCCATGTTGATGGTACTTGTAGGATGCAAACTGTTTCAAAAAAAGACAATAAACATTATTATGAATTAATCAATGAATTTTATAAAATAACTAATGTTCCAATTTTACTCAATACATCTTTTAATCTTGCTGGTAATGCTATAGTTGAAACACTTAGTGATGCACTAAAAACCTTTAACAATTCAGAGATAGACTATCTATATTTACCAGAACTCAAAGTGCTTGTAAAAAAAGATTAAGTAAATAAAATAATAATTAACTGCTTAGGCTATCTCTAAAGTTATTTGCTTCTTTAAAAATTGGGTCATCTAACGAAAGCCTAAGATGTGAGTAGTCTGTTTTATTATTTATTTTTTGAAATCTAAAGAAAATCATCCTAACATAGTCTCCATCTTTAAACTCTTTTTTTGGCCTCCAATGTGAGTTAAAGTTAGGATGAAATACAACTGCTGAATTATCTTTTAACGAATATGTTTCACAATTTACTCCAAGATCCCAAGAAGTATTTGACGATAATTGAAAATTTACAATAAGATCTATCGTATCTCCATCAAAATGTACTGGCAGGTTAGGCTTACCATATTGATTGCTATATTCTACAGACATGAAGTTAGCAAGAGACACTGGTTCATTAGATATATCGCTTGCAATATTAGTCACTTTTAATAGTAATACTTCTGGAATGTCTTTTATATATACTTGTCTTCGCCCCAACACGGGATCTACTTCTATATTTGTAGTATTTTTAAAAATATCTCTTAATATTGTCAATTCTTCTTCTAAAAATAAATTATCAAAAGTATATACGCTCATCTTATAATTATATCATCTACAAGTTTAACTTTGATTCACTCCACTCTCTCCACCACATTTTTCTACCTGAATCAAGATAGTGATTATTCCATGAATAGGGGCTTCCGTTTGCTTTTGGTGGATTATCAAAAAAATCCCAAGTCTCAATACCTTTTTGATTTCTATTCCTATATATATAGGCAGAGTATGTGCTTGCTGATGTGCCGACAAAATTTACAGAATCGTGCATAACAAGGTTGCAGATTAAACCAAAAACAACCTCATCTTGATACTTTAAACTATGAAATTCTTTTGCAAAATTGTTAACAATATACTCATCTAAAAGAATAAATCTGTGTTTATTATCTAATATCATTTTATGTCCTGGCTCACATGTTGATACCAGTATCGGAATATTGTTTTGTTCAAATTTATTAAGCCAAGATTCAAACATTTCTTGTGTCGTATCAATATATTTTATGTTATCTGATAGCCTTAAATGCATTCCTTGAAACCTACCTATAGAGTTTGATACCATTTTTGCAAAATCATAGTATTCTTTTTTAAATTTAACAGAAGATAATGCAGCATCTAATTCATTTGATCTATTATAAAAAAACCTTCCATACCAGCCAAGTGTTCCTTTTAAATGAACTGTTTCTAATAAATCAATTCTATTTCTTCCATCAGCAAAAGAAATTTCATCATTAGATATTTCTGTTTCATTACTAAAGTAATATTTTAAACATGTATCTTTAATTTCTTTTTCTTGCTGTGGAAAATAATCAATTTTTTCATCAATTAATATTAAGTTTTCATTCCAATCTAAAAGTTCTGCTAAATGAGGAAATTGATCCTGATTCGTAAACCCTTTTCTTTGATCATTATTCCATGTGCTTGGAGTATATATTGGAACATTTTTAAAATTATATAAACTATTGTCATTGTTAGACATATGATGAACTATTAATTGTTTTTTAGTAGTAGCAGAAAGTCCTACAGCAATTTCCAAACTCATAACCTGATTAATTAAACCAGTTGGATTCCACAATTCAAAAAAAATATTACCTTCCGTTGCCATAATGAGACCCTCTGCCCAAATTTGTAACAACAACTCCTTGTTGAGGTGTGGTTGAATCTTTCCATGGGTCTATAACTTGAGATCCTATTGGCATTAATAAAGTCTTAAAGGTGTCATGCGGAGTAGCAACAAAAAATAACCTTCCACTATCAAAATTTATTTCTTCTTGTTTAACAAAAGGATCTACAACTTTATATCTTACTCCCAATTCATCTAAATAAAATTGTAAAAGTTTTGAAGGACTTCCAGTAGTTATTCCAATATTTTTCTTATACGACTCTCCAAGAATTATAATTTCTGTATCTGGATAGTAAAGGCTTTGAACATTTTGCAAATATTTTGCATGCCTTTCTGTTTGTTTGTCTCTTGCTTTTGCAATAAATTCAAAAATATCAAAAGACATATCTATTTCTTTAGCAAGCCAAGACATTGCAATTTGATCTCTTGGATGACAACCACCACCGTCACCCATTCCTGCACTCATATATGTTGAAGAAATAATCCTTCTTTTTGCAAGAGATAAAACATTTGTCACTTCATCTACATTTCCACCAATTGCTTTTGTAATTTCTGCAAGTGCGTTTGCAAAAACAATTTTAAATCCAATAAAAGTATTATAGGCAACTTTTGCAAGTTCTGCTGATTCAATAGAAACGTTTGCTATTGGAGCATATAAGAATGTTTTATAAAAATTTAACACTTCTTCAGATTCTTTATTTTCACTTCCTAAAAGAATAAATTCAGGATTTAAGAAGTCTTCAATTGTAGTTCCCATGGCAATAAAATAAGGATTGTATGTAAGTTTTACCCTTTGTTTTACATTTTTCAAAATAGGAAGAATCTCATTGCCTATTGTTCCTGGTAAGACTGTTGAAATTATTACCAAATTTATATTTTTATCTTTATTTTTTTCTAAGTAAGCGTTTACCTCTACAATTACATTCTTTAAATATGAATAATCAAAGTCAGATCTTTCTTCTGGAATCGGTGTAATTCCTTCAAATTTAATATCGTGTGGAGTTTGAACTGCAATAAAAATAATGTCAGATTTTTCTATTACCTCTTCTGCTGACTCAAGAAATTTTAAATTAGATTTAGATAAAAAATACTCTATATCTTTTTCTACATATGGGACTGTGTTTGTTTCAATGTATTCTTTAACTTTTTTATTTTGATCATATCCAAAAATTTTCTTGTTAGACTTTACGCTCATTGCTGCTGCACACGGTAGTCCAAGTTTTCCTAATCCAATAAAGCCAACATTCATTAAATTATCTCTTTTGGATATGTTGAGTATCTATACCAATTTACTATTGCATATCTGGTTCCAGACTTTACTGGAGAAACCATGTGCATATATGGAAAAGCACTACAAAAAAGTATAATATCTCCAGTTTTTGGCTTATGTCTAACACCAAAATTAACAAAGTCAAGTTCTCCGCCTTCGTAATCATCATTAATATATGCACTAAGAGAAATTGTTCTAGGGAATCTGCCACCATCATCTACGTGTGGATCATACTTACCTAAGTTTTCATATTTTAATATTACATACATCTCTGAAGTTGTTTTTTCTACAAAATATTCTTTTTCAAAATCTTTGAATGCTGGAGATATCCAATCATCTATTTCTTTATATAAATCTTTTAGGGTTTCGTTATCATTATACAAAACAAAATCATGGCATTTTCTTTGATCACCTGCCTGTGATTCATATGTTTCTGGGTTTATTACACGTGCTTCTCTCCATTCTTCTGAAGGAATTGATGAATTTATTTTATCTTTAAGTCCTGCAACAGATGCTTCACCAGTTCTATAAAGAATTATGCCAGGTGCTAGTATACGTTTTTCATACATGTTAGTTGCTGCTTTCTTTTTTTTGATTTCTTAAAACTTTTATATAATCTGGACCTTTTGTAAACCACCAGTGATCTGGTTCTACATAATGGAAAAATATAACGGCAACAGTGTTATCGTTGTCTTCTACTGTTTCTCTCCAATGTTCTTGTTCTGTTCCCCAAAACAAAACAGCCTCGTTTTCATTTAATAGATATTCTTTTCCTTCAATCCAAATTCCCCATGGCTTGTCTTGATATACAACCATATCTATTGTGTAGGTACAGGCATTGCTATCTTTGTGTTTTGGTAAATTAATGTTTTTATCAGAATATTCAGCAAATAAGGAATATGAGTGTAACAGAGTATCACTTTTAAAAAACTCTCTAGCAAAAGGTACAAGTTTTTCTGCACATTCATTTACTATCTGTGGAGAGAAAATTTTTCTTCCATGATCATCATACTGACCACCCTCTGTAATAACTTTTTCTTTAAGGCTATTTCTTAAAGCATTAAAGTCTTCCATAGAAAGAACATTCTTTTTAATCTCAGGAATCATGATATTTTTTCTCATATTATTATGATATCACAGCATTTAAGTTTATGTGGTAAGATATATATATGTTTTGTGACTACTGTGGTGGGAAGTTGGCCAATAATGATTGCAACAATTGCCTTAGTAATTCTAGTGCCCTAAGAGATTTTGAGGAAGAAGATGACTAATTGGACTGAAGAACTTAATGACAAACAAAAAGAAGATGTATGGAATTTTGTTGTTTTTACTGTCAAAGAAATAAGAGAGCAGATAGCCAATGATATTGAGGCTACAATTCCACTGTGGCAAACAAAAGGATGGTTAAAATCTCGTAGAACAAAAAAGGCTTTTGAAGCATCTGCTGCAATTGCTAGAGGACAGAATGAGACTTTAAATGGCTAATATAGTTTTTCTTGGTAACTTTGAAGTATCTTATAGTAGTGAGAATCATCATGCTAAGTCTTTAGAGTCTCTTGGACATACCGTGCATAAATTGCAGGAAAAAAAAGCAGGGAGTGCTGAAATATTAAATGCAGCATTAAAGTCTAACCTATTTATCTGGGTACACACACATAGATGGCAAACCCCAGGATCTAGATCTATGACTGATGTATTAAAACAATTAAAATCTGCTGGCATACCAACTATGACATATCATTTGGATTTGTGGTTTGGAATTGAACGTGAGAAAGATTTAAAGAATGATGATTTTTATACAAACATAGGTCACTTCTTTGCTACAGATAAATTAATGTGTGACTGGTTTAATGAAAACACACAAGTTAAAGGACATTTTTTGCCTGCTGGCGTGTATGATAAAGAATGTTATGTCCATGAAGATTATGATCCACACAACTTTGAAAACGATATTATTTTTGTTGGCAGCAAAGGTTATCATCGTGAACATAAATACCGTCCAGAATTAATAGACTTTTTGAGAAACACATACGGCAAAAGATTTTTACATGTTGGTGGAGACGGTGACACTGGAACTGTACGTGGAGATGCTTTAAACCGTA